TTCCCGCTGGAGGAAGTTGCCGTTTTTATGGTGCTGATGTCAGTCGCCTTGCAATCCCTTGATAATGCTTGATTGCAGCGCAATCAGCCGAAATGCGCAATCCCCAAATTCGCAATTTTGACTCTCTTTCCGTCGCACGAAGTAGTCAAAACGGGGGTCAAAAAAAGCCCCTCCATGCAGTGCTGTGCATGAGGGGATGAAAGAAAGGAAGATACCGGTATATACTTGTAAAAAAAAAGAATCACCCGGCACGACTACCGCACGCTATGCGTGCTGGTGAATCACCCTCGTGTACTCCGGCGAGATTCTTACTATTATTATAAACGTTTCTGTGCATCTTGTCAAGCGTTTTTCTGCGAGATAATCTGCGCCCACTTCTTTGCATCCTGTACACGCTTTCGTTCCTCCGGCGTGTTGACGCTGATGGAATGCAGCGCCGTCTCCACCTGCTGGATGGTCGGAATTGTGTCCAAGTCCGCGCTGTGCGTCATGAGGACAACCGCGTCCCGGCGCTTCTTATCATCGGCAGATTCCTGCACACTCTGTGCATCGGCTTTCGGGGCTGACCGCGTGGCGATGTACTCACGCACTGTAATCAGCGCTGCCAAATCGCGGATGTTCTGAGGATTGTTGCCCTCTTCGATTGCCTTCTCAATCTGCCCATCAATCCACGTCAGCGTAACCACGCAGCCAGCCCCTTTCCGTTATGCTTCTTTCAGTTCTTCCAGCGCCCGCCGAATCACGTCACGCTTCCCCGGCTCGATGGTGCGCATCAGCTCTTCCAGCTCGTCCATCAGACGCTTGTCCGTGCCGTCGTGGCGGCTGTACCGTCCGCGCATATCGCGCCCACGGCGGCTGTATCGGTCATCGCGGTACATACCATCGTAGTTGCCCCGCGCTTCCCAGTCGCCGCCATTATTGCTGTACCCGTCCGCTTCCAGCATCTCAATCTTGTCGATGTTTTTGATGGTGTCTGTCAGCTTGTGCGCGGCTTCGAGGTCGCCAGCGGACATATCCTGCTTTTCCGCAATCTCTTGCAGCTCTTCGCAGAGTTTTTCTTTAAGTTCGTGAAGATATTTCATTGCGTTTCTCCTTTCCTCACGCAACCCGCGTGACAATCAGGTTGGCGTTCTGCACGTCAATATCCACGCCAGCGGTATTTTTGACGCTGATGGTTGTGCAGCACCCCGCCGGAACATCAACAAAGGTATCAATACTGACGTTCTGGTACTGCGCCGCCGCAGCAGGGGTGGCGATGGCGGTAGAAGCCTGAAGCGCCTCACCCGCGATTGCAAGCGCAACAGAGATAGCTCCGGCAGTGCCGCCCGTCGGAATAGCGATATTGCCGCCAAAATTGACGCGGAAACGTGCGCGGCACTGTCCGTTGGTGATGCCTCGCAGCGTCACGATGCCAGAGCCTTCACGATGGACGATGCACCGCGTGGCGCAGACGGGCGTGGCTGTAAAAAGGACGTTGTTGCCATTAGCGACGGTTTGAGCCGCCGCCGCAGTATATTCAGCCATGATTTTTCTCCTTTCAGCGGCAGGGCGCGAATCAATCAACGCCCCGCCGCTTTTCAGTTGCCGTTTATCGGCTCATCCTGCACAGGCAGCAGGAAGCTGTCTGGAGCTTAACCAGCGCAATACTGCGCCTGATTGCAACAGAACGGATTGGCTACCGTGTACGCCGGAACAGGGCAAGGACGAATCGTATTCACCAGATACTGGTTCTGTGCTGCCTGAGACGCGGCGAGCTGCAAGCCGAAAATCTGCTGATTCTGCGCAGCAATCTTCTCGTCCTTCGCCTCGATGCGCTGTGCGGTCAGTGCGTCAATTACCGCTCGGGCGTTAGCGTTGGCGTTGTCCAAAATGTCGCGAACGCCGCTCTGAATGGTGTTGCGAGTGTCGCAAGCCTGAGTGGCAAGGTTGTAGTTCACGCCCTGGATTGCCGTCTGCGTCTTGCAGCAGCAATCCGCCGCCTGTGCCTGCATCGCGTTAAGCTGCTGCATCAGCGCGGTTTGCTGATTGGCGCGGGAGAGTTCCGCCTGAGCGAAGCCGTTAGCCATCTGCAGCTGTACGCCATTGGTAAGTTGCGCCTGTGCATAGAATCCATCACACAAGCCGCTGTTCACGTTGTCGATTTTCCGCTCGATATTGGCGAAGTCGGAGGTGAGGACGTAACCGTCCATGACAGAACCCTGTCCACCGTTGCGATTGCCAAAGCCGCCCCATCCGTTATTGCCCCAGCCGCAGAAAACGAAGAGGAAAAGGATGATAATCCAGTATGCGCCATTGCCACCGAAGAAGCCGTCGCCGTTCTGGTTGCTGTTTCTGCCGGAAAGCAGAGCCACGTCAGAAGCGGAGAGTTCCGAAGTCATGCTCATTGTTTTTCTCCTTTCGGAATTTTAAAGTATATGCTAAATTGTTGCGCAACAATGATAGCCAAAGTTAAGAACCGAGGAACGCTTGAAACATTTGCGCCGCCTGTTGCAGCTGATTAAGCTGGTTTTGCGAGATTTTGCCGGATGCAATCAGCTTGCGCACCTCCTGCTCCGGGTCGCCCTGAAACGTCGCCTTGAACTGCTGGAACTGCTGCATCATCCGCTGGAAGTCGCCAATAGCTCCGGGCATCTGCCCGCCGCCGAGTGCGTTAAACAGTGGGTTCATCCTGCGCTACCCCCTTTTTCTTGCGCCCTTCCAGCGCTTCAAGGCGTTTCGTCAGCGTGTTGAGTTCGTCCCGCGTCACATACTCCGGCGCGTCCTGCGCGCTGCTGGATGGCTTTACGGATGCGTTGCGCTCCGTATAGTCAAACGTCCGCATAGACGGCATTCCTGCCGCGTCCGCCGACTTGATATAAAACGTCTGCTTCTCGCTGTCCATCAAGAGAACGCTCGAACCGTTGGCGACAAGGTAGCTCTTCGCTCCGGCTTCACCCTGCACCCAAATTAGTCCGTTGCTCGACGGCTGCGCTGGCTGCTGCATCATCGGCTGCTGTGCGGCTCGAAGTTGCGCAAGCTGGTCTGGCATTGCCGTCTGCTGCGCGTTATAGTACGGAATCTGTGGATAATATTGTGGATAACCAAACGCCATGCGTTATTCCTCCCTCTCCCAATAGTAAGCTGGTATTTCAGCGCTGCTGTCCCATGCGTCGTACCAGTCCCCGTCTACGGCACACACAACGTGGTCGCCGATGCCGAGGACGTACACCCCGCGCGGATGTTCACGGCAGAAATCCGCGACGGTATAGCAGATTGGACAAGTATCCGGCAGGGCGTGGCGCGTGAATCCGCGCTCATGCAAGTACCGTCCCCAGACGTGATTGGCGTTAGGCATATCCCCGCAGTCATAACCCAGCGCACAGAGCGCCGCATAGGTGCTGCCCCACGTCTCCCCTGCCGCTTTTGATGCTGCACGGACAGCGCAATCCCCGACGCGCAAGCCGCGCGGATTAGGGTTGTAGTGGATATACACCGCACCACCTCCTACTGATTATAGTATAGGCGATTCGGACGGTGGGGAGATGCAGACAAAGCGCTGGAAAGATGCAAAAAAACTTGCGAAAAATCTCAAAAAGGTGTTGACAAATTGCACAACTTGTGCTATAATAATAGTGTCAAGGGGCTGTGCAAAATAAAAGCCCCGGACAGAAAGAAGGTATATATGGAAACTATTACTGTCGGTCTTATTAAGGGGCGTCACGAGATGCCCTGTGCGGAGTACATCTTCGAGGCGATGAGGGAAACAATCCGCGCGTTCCTTCTGGAACGCGTCGGAATCGGCACGTCCTGCGATGGACCAGCGCCAAACGTCGCCAACCGCCATAGCGACATTCAGGTGTTCCTCCGGCTTCAGGCGTTCGTTGGGCTGCGGAAACTGGTAGTGTATGTAACCGGTCTGACCGCCTGCACGGCGGCGCTTGTGGCGGAGTGCGCGCGCACCGGGGTAGATTTAACCCTGATGCACTTTGACCGTGACAGCGGGCAGTACGTCCAGCAGCACGTCTGGGGATAATACTACGTTTTCAAATCAAGAAAGGATGTAGGACATGGATATCAGCTATTACATTCACAACCGCGAAACCGGCAAGCTGGAGCTGCACTTCGACAAGCCGGAATACGACGCTCTGACGGACGAACAGCGTTCTGAAATTAAGAGCGCGTTCCTCTGGGGTCGTCGCTCCGGGTGCTGGATTAGCCGCGCGAAAGAACCGAATCTGTGGCGCGCAGAACGTGTGGCGCAGTCCATCGGATTGGGTGACGGTGGCGAGCAGGGCGAACGCCTGAGCTTTGCCGAACAGCAGGAACGCAAGGCAGAACGCGCCGAACATCGTGCCGAACGCCTTGAAATCAAGGCGGACGCCGCCTGTGCAAAGGGCGAAGCTCTCCAGAAGCCCATCAACGACCTACATGGCGATATTGCCTTCTTCACGCAGCCCAATATCAACACCAGCGCAGGGCGGAAGTTCACCCGTCAGCGGGACAAGATGTTCGCGGCGTACGAGAAGGGCTTCGACGAATTTAATAAGTCCGAATACTATCGTCATCGGGCGCAGACTGCACGAAAGACGGCAGACCGCCCGGAAATGCGTGACCGTGCGTTCCTGAATCGCCGCATCGAAGAATGCGAAGCGTCGATCCGCAAGTTCAAGCGCAACATCGACCTGTGCGAACTGTACTCAAAGACTTCTCCCGAAAAGGCGGAAGGGTACGCCAAGCGAATCGACTACTGGGCGGAACGCATTGAGCTGACACTGGACAAACTGGGCTACTATCAGGACGCAATGGACGCGCTGGGCGGCGTACAGTACAGCCGGGAGAACGTGAAGCCGGGTTACATCGTCCGCATCGGACGGTACAAGAACCACCCGATGAAGGTGCTTTCCTGCGGCCCGAAGAACTTCACGGGCATGGCTGGGGATGGGCTGGCTTTGAAATATCCCTACGCAGAGATCACGGAAATCGTCCGCACAGAGGAAGAAAAGCCGGAAGATACCGTGCAGCCCTTCAAGATTGGCGAAACCTTCAACGTCCGCGGCGAGACGTACAACATCTGATTCCGTCGAGCAGATGGTGTCATGGGAGGAAACCCGCAACTTCTCCGCGTGCATTACCGGGATTTTGGTGCTGGACGACGCGGATAAAAAATAAAACTGAGAGGAACAAAAAATGTTAAAAAAAGATGGGAATAGAATCGTTAAGAACGTCATTGTGACGCACGAGCAGAACGCGCAGATTAAAGAGATTGGGCAAAAAATCGGGCTGAGTGATTCTGCGGTCATTCGCCTTGCCGTATCGCAGTGGCTTGCGGAAAGAGCGCAAAAAACTTGCGAAGAATCTTAAAAAAGCATTGACAAGTTGCGTAACTTGTGATATAATACATAGTATCAAGGGGGGCACAAAATATAAGCCCCCGGACAGAAAGAGGTAAGAAAAATGGAAGAAACTCGTAAGTTGGACGTAGAAAGTCAGTATGACCATTTCGTTGTGGAAATCGAAGTCGTTGACGGAGTTCGCGATGGCTACCGCAGTTTTATCGCTGCTTGTGATGGCGCTTATTACGACGGAAGCGACTACAAAGCAGCGAAAGCAATGTATGACAAACTCGCTGAATACGAAGACGGAATCCACGGTGCCGTTATTTTGACGGCGCACAACATCGAATACGATGATTGGGATGTGCTGGAAACAAACGAAATCAATGATGTTTATCAGCAGGACGAAGAATAACCATGCACCCGCCCCGGAGGTTTCGAGGGCAGAAATGTGCAAGCTATGTATAAGATAGAGAATTGTAAGTGAGCTACCGCCCCAAAATCATTTTTGCCTGCCCGCGGGCATGGTACGCGGGCGCTGATTATCCAGGCTTGCAACGACGGAAATTATTTTGAGGGAGTGTATCATATGAGAAAGCAAGTGACGAACAAAGCGCTGATGGAGGATTCCGCCATAGCTGCCGCTATCGACGCAGGAGATAGCCCGGCAGATGCAGCACGGAAATTTGGCGTATCGCCGAACGCCAAATTTCCGTGCTGCATCTGCCATATAGCAAAGGCGGATATTGCCTTGCCCCGGACAGCGAAAACGCTAAACGAATCCGCAAATGCAGAGAAAAGAAAAAAGGCATCCGCCGAAGCTGATGCCTATCCCTTGAAACCATGAAGGCGTACTTGAAGCAGCTCATCCGCGATGACATTGCGCGCCACGCGCAGGAGGACACCATGCCGGAAAAGCAAAAGGAACAGCTTATTTCGCAATCGGCAGTTCTGTCCATGGGCTTCACAAAGTCCATGATAGGCAAGCTGCTGCCGCCGCCCGTCCTAAAGCGGAATCCACATTATGCGTCCTCCGCGCCCATGAAGCTGTGGCGCGAGGATGATGTGCGTTCCGTCATGGGGACGCAGGAGTTCCAGACGATGGCGGCGAAAGCAGTCGCACGGAAAGCAGCGTCCGCAAAAGCCGTCGAAACGAAGCGCAAGACCGCCGAAGCCATTGCCGACGAGCTCATTGCTTCCATCCACGTTACGCGCTGGGATATGCCCATTCTGGAAGAGGCGACGCTGAACGCAAAGCAAGAATGGTATTTGGAGCATGGCAATGTGGATATATTGTCCCCGAACACCGAGACGCTGGAACGCTGGATGGTTAATTTCATCCGCCATAACCTCTGCGAATATGATGACAAATTAATTAACCTTTTCGGGCTTGTCGGCAAGGAAGAGCTGTACCATCGCCTAAAAACCGAAACCCTTGCGAAAATCGCGGGGGTGTATCCGGAACTTGACGTTGAGTGCAAGCGTCAGGCGCAAGAATAGTGTACAACAAAAAAAGACCGGGACATTACGTCCCGGCTTTCTTTGTATTCCTCTTGGGTAAAATCTCGGAGTATTTCTGCGCTTCGTCGTACTTGGTTTTCAGCGTATGTATAATATAGTCAATTTTGCGAATGCTCATATTGTACTGCATTGATTGCTTTGTGCGTGTCCAGCCTTTCGCCCGCGACCTGATAATCAGTTCTTCTTCATCGGATAAGCAGGCTTCATCCACAAAAGCATCAACAACCGCTTTTGTCCATACGACTTCGCGGCTCATGTGTTACTCCTTCGGTTTATCCTTTCCATCGGCGACTGCCGCCGCGTCCGTCATGCCCTCGCCGATGATGTAGGCGATGACCGTAGCACCCGCCATGATGATGCTGCCGACCTGTGTTGCGGTTTCATCCGCCACGCCGAACGCCATAATCAGCATGGTTACAAAGGATACAACTGCCGCCCAGAACTTGCGGCTTGTCAGTTTACGCTTCAAATTCTCACTCATTTTGCATTTCCTCCCTTTAGGGCATTGCCCCTCAACCAATTATCAATTTCCCTGCTTGCCGCCGTCATTTCGTCGGCGTTGCCGTTGTGTAACTCATGCTCCAAAAGTGCCTGTACTCCGGCGCACGTTACCATCAGTCCGTCACGCAAGCCGCCGATGCGCTCTTCGTGCCCATCGAGGCGTCGTTTGTCTGTATCCAGCTTGCGATTGATGTCAGATACGCTGGATGCCAGCGCGTTTGTTGGCTGCTCCTGTCTCTTGCGTTCATCCCGCGCATTTTTTCGCGCGGTATAAAATGTATTGTATGCTCCCAGCAGAACGAGAATCACGCCCAGCGCCAGAATCAGTTTATCGGCGGTGATCTTCTCCATCTCAACCTACCCCGCCTTCCAGTGCTGTGACGCGTTCCTCCAGCTTTTCGATGCGTTCTGCAAGCTCGGAGAGCGTGGGTGTTTCTGTTTTGGAAATACCCACATCGACAAACTCCGCCATCATGTAGCCATGATTCGTCTCCGTCTCGACGTGCAGCCAACCGCCACTATTCCCGATGACGTCGACAGTCGTGCCGATTTTGACCTTTTCCAGCACCTTTGCGGATTTGCTCGGCTCTGCGCGAAGATTGACCGTGCTGCCGCTCTGCGCTGTCACACGTCCAACGCAGATAACATCGTTGCTATCATCCACCATTGGTGTATCCTCCTTGTATTCGACTTTTTTGAGGTATCCTGCGCACGTCCACGATTTGACGGGTGAAGCGACGAAGCCCGTTGCGCTGCTCTGCGCATTGAGAACCTTGCCGTCCTCCCCCATCAGCCCGATGTGGTAAAAGTCCCTCAAGTCGCCGTTGTAGTATTTTCCGCCCTGCTTGTAGCCAGACGGCAAGGCATACCGGTCACCAGGATTCCGGCACTTAAAAACAGCCATTCCGGGCTGTGCGGCAGAAATCGGGACAAGCTCAACAATTTCCGTCCGCGCAATGCGGTTGCTTCCGTGGTAGATGCTCTGCCCGTGCTGCCGGAATGACCAGACAAACGCGCCGGAGCAGTCAACGTTCCCCGTCTCCGCTGCACCAGCCGTATACTTCCAGTGCTCATCAAGCATCCGCTGGAAGTCGCCCAGAATGGCGGATACTGCGATTTTGGGCATGATGACACCTCCTCAAACTTGGTACTAACTTGGTACTAACTTGCAACTTGCGTGCAACTTAAAAAATGCCGAAAAAACGGCATTTGCGAAACGCTGAGCAGCAAGATTGCAACTTAATTGCAACTTAGATTGTGTTTTCTCCACCATTTTCCGCCGCGTCCAGCGAATCATAGTACGCCTGCGCCAGCTTCTCAATTTCCGCGATGTCGTCCTCCGTCAGTAGTCCGTTATCGAGGTGCGTGTACGCCTTGTCGAGCCAAAACGCCACATCGCGCCCCGCGGAAATCTCGCGCTTAATCGCGCGCAGCGTCAGGTCGTGCCGAGCTTTGCTGTTAATCGCCATAAAGATACCTCCTTAATTTTGCGTCATGGATGCAATCGCATCCTCAAGATTTTTGATTACAATGTTCACGTCGCGCTGGTACTTCATTTCTGCGCCAGCGCCATCAGTAACGCTGATGGTAGTCGTCGGGGCGTAGGTGGTCAGCGCTTTGTACGCGGCAATTTCAGCAGCGGAAAGGGCGGTTTCAACGGGTGTTGCAAGCGACGTCCAAACATACACCTCTTTCGCGTCGAGGAATGCTTTGAATTCATCAAGTGTTGATGTGCCTTTTTGCGCATAGGCAAAGCCGATGAGGTTGTTTTGGTTTGCGATAGCGCCGCCGACAGCTTCCGAACCTACGGTGGTGGAAAAGTGCGTACAAAGAACATTTGTCGCAGAAGTGCCAGCGAACCAAGCAAAGTATCTATCAACCTTTTGTCCGGACGTCTGCCAGTTGAGCGAAGACGTCACCTTGATTTTGGTGATGCGCTGCACACGCACCCCGCGCGCCAAGTCCACCTCATCGCAAACCCATTGCTGCCCGTTTTCATCCGTGTAGTTCCCGCCGGATGTGACCGGGATGCCCGGCAGCGCATTCGGCGTTTGCAGCGTCAGCGTCTGCGAATTGTTCGCGCCGTCCGACACCGTGACCACCACCGTTCCGCCGTTGCCCGCGCTGACAATCGGCACGGGCGCAGTCGGGAGCGGCGTACCATCCTGCGTGCTTTTGCCGCAGACACGCAGTCCGACAAAAGGCGCGGCGAAAGAATCCGTCGCAGTAATCGACGCGCCGGACACACTGCCAGACAAAACATTCGCGCGCGCGGAAAGCGTGTTGGCGGTATTCGTAACCGCGCGGATAGCGTCGCCAGCAGCTTTCGCGTCCGCCGCGCGGTTCTCAAGCGTCAGCGTCTTGTCCGTCACCAGCGCCGTTGGAATCCCACCGTTTGCGCCTGTGCCGTAAAGTGCCTGAATCACACCAATCGTGCTTGCATCAACCATTAGTTGCCACCTCCCAATTTCACCCACGCGCCATGCGCGTCCTTCTGCCACATCGAGCCGAACCCGGCGGTGTACGCCAGACTGCCGATGCTTCCGGATTTCCCCGGCTCTGTGCCATTGGAGATGTCGGCGGCGCTATCCAACATCCACTCAACATAGTCCGTGTGGATAGTCTCGCCGTTATTCCTGCGGATTAGATTCCACGCCATTTTGTGCCGCCTCCTTAATTGTGATGATGATACTATCCGATTCCAGCCCGACGTTGCTGCTCGCGTCAACCGCCTGGAATGCAACAATCCGCGTTCCGCTCCCGGTAAATTGAAACTGCTTTGTGAACGTTATCGTTTCCTGCTGAACGTCGTAAATGCGCTCGTTTACTGTGCCGTCCACAATGAATCGGATTGATGCCGCGTTCTTCTGCGTCACCGTGAACGTCACGCTTTCGCTGACGGCGATTGTTGTTTTGTCCGCCTCAACGCTGACGATTCGCGGACGCTGTGCCTCAAGCGCTGATACATCGTCCTTCCACGCTGCATATAGTTTGCTATAATTTTGTGCAGCAGTGTTTGAGCGATACGCCGCCATTTGCAGCAGTTCCAGCAGTAACAATTTTTCCTCGTCCGTGATGTACTTCCCCAGAAACTGCTGCGCTGCGGATGTTGCGCTTTCTGCCGCTGCATTCGCGCTTGCCGCTGCGTTTTTGCAGTCTTCCACTTTTGCAAGCACCGTTGTAATGTCGGGAATGACGTTATCCGGGTCGTACACCGTCCCGGTTGCCCCCGCCGCGACGCGTCCCTCAAGCCACAAGATAGCCGTCGTGTCCTCGCCGACCGTCGCCGTGACCATCAGGCGGAAGCGCCCAACAACAGCATAGCAAGCAGCGGAAAGCGTCACGGATGCCACGCCGTCGCTGACTGCGCCTTGCAAAAGAATCGTCGGGTTTTCGTCCGTGCTTGCGACGCTATCCAGCCTGATAAAGCTGCCGACAATCGTTGCGCCCGAATCCATGCTGTACGGCGCGCCGTCCTTCTCAAACGCGATTTTCAGTGTGTGGGCGTTTGCTTCGCCTTGCACGAGCGACGCTTTGAGCGGTGTCATCCGCAACCCGGCAGACAAGTTGCAAGTATAATTTAACTCATTCATGCGTCCTCCTTATTCCGTTCCTGCTGAAATAAGCCCACTCTTGCCGCCCAGCGCCTCGATGATGCCGCTGACGCTCTTGCCATCCGTTGACATGGTGACTTGCACCTTTTGCGGCTCAAGCAGCACATTGTCCGCGTTGAGTGTGAGAATGCGCTCATCATAGCAGCGCCCGAATTTAGGCATTGCAACCCGGCAGATGATCCCCAGCCGGAAATGGTCGTAGGGCAATCCTGTTATGGCGGAAAGCTCCACAAGGGAAACGTCAATGGAAATTGGCGGGGTTTTCTTTTTCGCCAGTTCCTTCTTTGCGTTTTCCAGCAGCGTTTCCTTGTCCGTGATGCTGTTATCGGAGTATTTGCCGCACACGATGCCCCACTCGTTGATGGTGTCCGCGTCGATGTAGTCCTTGCCATCGTTTACCGTGCCAACGGTGATGCCGTTTTTACCGTATGCGTACATACGGGTCACAAGGTCGTCGCGGTCGGTGCTGACCGTTGCGCTGGTCAGCGCGCCGTTAAAACGCGCTTCACAGGAGACGGTATTTGGCATGTTAACGAGGTTGAGCGTCCATGGATGGGTGGAAAAGTCGTACTGCCACATCATTTCGGCGGGAGACAAGTTCTTGACGTTGTTGATTGCTGTCCAAATGTTCGTTCCTGCGTCGAAATCGTATGTGAGGTGTTGCGATAACTCGCACGTTCCCATCTGCCAGCGCGTTTCCGGCTGGTAGGTGAGAAGCTGTGCCAGCACGTCAACCGCGTCAACGGATGCGCTGCCGATTTTTAGCTGCTCCGGCAGAAGTCCGTCCATCAGCGTGGAAATAGCGTGGTCAAGGTTGACTTCCTGCGTCGCATAATTTCTGTATGTCTGCGTGTCCGAGCGCAAGCGGAAGATGCCGACGCTGCCGCCGATGTGGTATAGCTCCACAAACTGCGTTGCGTCCATCCATGTGCCATCTACAAGCGTCATGCTCGCGGTGGAAATGTCGTCGATTGTCAGCGACAAAGACAACGAAGAAGGGCGCAGGCGCTTGATTTCCCGCAGATTTTTGTCCAGCAGACGCGGCAAACGAATGTTGTTTGTGTATGCCTTGCTTGCGTCCGGGTCGGGGATGATGCCGGAAACATAGTCGATTGTGAGGTAGATGTCGCGGACGTCTACGTTAAAAGTCCGTTCAACCGTATCCGTGTAAACTTTTTCCCACATTTGAAAGGATAGTGTTACAATAAGGGATACGGTGCTTGCTCCGTCAGGAAGTGTTACTGTTGCGAATCCTGCCTCGTCAACGTGCACGTCGTTTACGTCCTGCTTTTGTTGATTGCCCCAAAGGTCGCGCCGAAAATCTGCGTGTACTCGTGCGGAGGTGATTACTGCGTCGGATGGAAGAACAACCGGAAAAGTGACCTTTGTTCTCCCGATTGTTGGATAGCCGACTTCCATCTGCCAACCAGTGGGATTTTCCACATCAGGGTTTACCTCAAGACGGCATTTTATTTTGGACGTTAGGGTTACTTCCTGCGGTATGCCATATGCTTTGTAGTTAATATTTCCGCCCCCTCGCAGTGACCGTCAGCGACAAAAGTCCGTCGCCGCTAAACGACACCTTGTTGATTCCGGGCTTTAGCGTGATTTCGTCGGCAGACTGTCCGTTTCGGTTGCCCATTGCGGATTGCCCTGCCGCCGTGATTTGCTGGATTCCGTTATCGTCGTGTTTTATGCGGATTTCCTCGCCTGTTTTCACGCTGATGTTCGTCAGCGAGATTTTTTCGCTGCCGCAACTGATTGCAACGTTTGTCAGCGGGTCGATTGCCACAAAAACAGCTTCCAGCGGACACGCCACGTCCCCGCGATTGTAAACCGTCAGGATGCCACTTTTGCTTGCTTCAACTGTTTCCATTTTGGAAACAGTTGCTTCCTCCCACCATGGACGCTGATATGCCGTCAGCTTGATTTCCAGCGTGTCCGTCCACTTGAGCGCGGAAACACTCGCCGCCTCGATGCTGTCGATGTATAATCGCTGTTCCGGGCGGTATGACGTGCGCAGGTACTGTCCACCGCTGCCCCAGCGCATGATTTTACTGAGGACAAGCTGCCTGTGGATGGTGTTTGCTTCGTGGATTTCCACGGCGATTGTTACCGTGATGGACTGCCGAAGCTGCCCGGTGAGGAACATTCCCCCGCCGGGGCGTGCTTCGGTTGTTACGGCTTCTTGTGGCGCGTCCTCCGAAATGTCGATGATGATGATGGACGGGTCGAGGTCTTCCAGCGCTTCCTCACCCATCCACGCGCGGTATCGTGTTACCATTTATCGCGCCACCTCCATCAGATTTCCACGGATGCCCCTGCCGATTATCTTGTTAACAATGGGAGCAACCTCCGTTGCGACGGTTTTGCCGTCCACGCTGAATATGTTATTGATGGTTGTTGGCGGAAGCCCGGAAACCGCGTTCGCAATTTCGGACGGGTTTGTAACTTGAACGCAGAGAACGCCGTCGCTATTGCTAAAAATGTTGGGTGCGCTATTGTTTCTTAGGCTTTCCTTGTAGTTCTCCATCATTTCTCCAAGCGCATTGAAAATAGACTGCGTTACAAAATCTTCCTGTATCGTTCTACTTTCGATTTCTTTTGCTGCGTCAATGGCGCTTTCGATGGCGGAGAAAACATTGCCGCCCGTTGTTTTTTCTTGCTGTTCGCTCGAAGGTGCGCCGATGTATGTATTCGGCACAAATTTAGGGTGCGCTTCGTTGGCAATAATCGTGTCCATCATATACAGTGGCGGCATGTCTTTTGTTGCTCGATTATTCCACTGCTCCGCTTCTTCGGCTTCCCGCTGACGCTGGTTTTCCTCCATGCGCTGTTCCAAAATGTCAACGATGTCGTTCATTTCCTGCGTTTTCATTTTGACAAGCCGATTCCACCGCTGCGCGCGGGCTTTGATGTCGTCGGGCATTAGCCCATCTTCAATCATGTCCGCATAGCCGCTTCGCGCTCGTGCCTTTATCGCATGTAGCGCTTTTGCTCCGTCTTTATTAAAGGCGTTTTTATCTTTTGCAACGTCGTCGAACAGGTCGGCATATCCAGCGCGCGAACCACCAAAGTCATGAACCCACGGTTTATCTTTTATTTCATAATCAATTGGCTTGAACCCCAACTGTTCGAGAAGCGCGTTGATGCCGGGGATTTCTTCTTCCAGCGTCTTGCGCATATCGTCAATGCCAGCTAATAACGAGTTATTGTTTTCCGCCATGTATGCCGCGATTGCGTCCTTTTGCTCAAACGCTTCGAGCGACTTTTTCAAGGTTTCCAGCATCGCCTGATACGTCTCATCGTCCGCCAGCGTATACCGCGTTTTAGTTTCCGCCATCGCGTTTTCTTCGTCGCGGGCGCGCTGGTAGTCTGCATTTAGCTGCTTGATTTCTTCCGGCGTTAGGTTCAGCAGACGCGAAAGGTACGCATCGTTATCGCGGGAGTATGTAGTAAGCCCTGACAAAATGCCAACGTCAACGCCAGCCGCTTCGGCTTGCTGCAAAGCATCATTGTAGGCGTGTAGCGCATCCGCATTCGTGCCGTACCAACTAAGCACGTTTTCCTTGCTGTAATCGGTATCGAGGAGCTTCTTCATTTCTTCCTGCGTGTGCGTTACCATGTAGCCCATGCCCGACGCAACGCCCTTGTAAGCTTCCTGCGCCTTTTTCAGCGTGTCCGCGCGGTAGGTATCCACGTCTTTCAGCGCGGTTTTAAGGTCGTCAAGGGCTTTCTTCTCTGCGTCAACGGCGGCTTTGAAGTCGGAATTTAGTTTTGCCTTGCGCCCTTCCGGGCTATTTACATATTCCTCCCGGCTTTTCTTTACATCGTCCAGTGCGACTGCTGCTGCTTCGGCTTGCGGAACAAGCTCTGCAAGTTCTTCCTTTTCGCTTTCAAGCTCCGCTTTTTCCTGTGCAAGCGGGTCTTTCGCGGCGTTCTGTGCGTTTCTAAAAAGGTCGAAATAGTAAATTTGCTCAGCGTTCAGCCCTGTGACAAGTCCTCCCAGATTGGCGTGCGGATTTGCGGTGGTGCCGGTTGCATAGGCATAACTTCGCACATCGCTTGCTGGCATATTACGAGCCGTTTGGTAGTCAGGCTCGTAGCCATATCGTTGTGCGTATGTGCGCCATGCGTCTTCTACGCGCTTGTCGTATAGTTTTTGTAGTTCGTCGCTGCTTTGAATGAGCAATTCCCTTTTGGCAATATCCGCTTCTTTCTCCGCGATTTGCGTCTGCAAATCATCATACCTTTTCTGCGCATCGGATACCGCTTGGTCGTAGCTGTTGTATTTCGTTACACCATGCAATGTGTCAACGTAATTCTGTATGGCTTCATCGTTGCCGATGATTGCATCCGTTGTAAGGTCGACGTACTGTGACAACCCCGGCATAACGTCTTTCAAGGCTTCCAGCGCGGCGCGCCATTCCTCCGTGGATTTTACTGCGTCGCCGCTCTCATCCTCTATACTCCGCATGGAATCAACGATTGTGAGCGAGCGCTGGTATGCCACTTCTGCATCAAACAGCGATTCGTCGCGTTCGGAATAGATTTTCTCGATTGCCGTTTGCTGGTACGATTTATCCGACAGCACGTTGTTGAGCAGCGAAATCGCGGGCGTTACAACGCCCAGCAGACCCTTGCCGAACTCCGTCTTGATGCGGTCGAGATTCGTTTGCAGCTTGCGCATCTCGTTCGAGAAGCTATCTCCGGTTCGCGCAAAGTCGCCCTGAGCGTCCTTCGTGGCTTCCAGCAGATATTGATAGCGCAACGTCGCCTGTTCCGCCTGCGACATCTTATCAAACGCCTTGTTCATGCCCTTTTCGAGGGCAAAGGCGTTTAGGTTTGCAACGGACATATTGATGCCGAGCGCCTTCAACGGTTCGGTTTCCCCGGAGATGCCGGAGCGGATTTTCTCAAATGCCGTATCGTGGTCGAGGTTGTAGAATGACGCCATATCCGCCGCCAGACCCGCCATATCCATTGACATTTGGAGAACTTGGTCATCGGCAATGCCCATGGATTTCAGCATAGCGCCCAGTGTAGACGAATACTGTTTCGCCTTGGTTTCCGTGATGCCGTAGGCGTTCAGCGCCTCCTGCGCCCACTTGTTGATGGTGGACGCGGAATCTTCAAACGTCACGTCCACAACGTTCTGCGTCTCCACAAGGTCGGACGCAAGTCCGATTGATTCGTCAATCGAACCCGTGATGCCGTCGATAATGCTGTTTATGCCGTTCACTGCCATGTTAGCAAGGAACTGCCCGCTTGCAATATCGCCAATCACATCAAGGCGGCTCAAAAATCTGCTCAGCACACCGCCGCCCGAATCGCCAGAACCGCCGCCGTCTGCGGCTTCCTGCAAGGACTGGATTTGTTGCTGCAAACGCTTGATTTCTTCCGTCGCTTGCGTAGATTGCTGCTGCGCTTGCTGCAATTCCGTCCGAAAACGTCCGCCGTCAAATGTCGGATGCACAGCAAAGCTGTTTAGCTCTTGTTGAAACTGCTCCATTTCCTGCCGGATTTTATTCAGTTCCTGCGTGTAGCCGCTTGTGTCAATCTTGAAACTTGCGTACAACTCAAATGCTTCCGCCATCTTCTGCACCTCCCCTCGCCATTAGTCCGTTTATAATATCGTCGCAGATTTCCTCTGCTGTTTTTTGCTTTGTTTCGTGCTTCTCTTCGCCGAAAACGTCGCTGTATGAAGGGATTTCAAGATTCGCGCCGCCGAACGACGAAATAGCAAGCACCGTCATCCACGCCATATTAGCCATGTAGCAACGTTTTGCTTCCTCCTGCGTTTCGTGCGCCAGAAGCACCCCCAGCGCGTGAACGTTTTGCGGGCGGTACTTGTACAGCACAGGGATTACATGATGCACCCCAGACGAAGCGCAAAGGTAAAAAAAGCAAACAGCGAATCGAGCGTGTCCTTGTCCATCATGGCGGCGGTTTCGGTGAAGTCCATTTCTGCGACTTCCTCCGCCGTCTTGCCGTGCATCGCGCCGAGAATCCCCATCGTTTCCTTCGGATGCTTGGCGTACAAAATCGGCAGCATCTTCATCAGGATGTCGCGCCCGACAACGTCGCCCTTGCTCTTTTCTTCCACAAAGGCTTTCATTTCCTTGCTATTTACCAGCTTGTCGATGTAGGGAATAGCGTTCGCCATCTGTTCAAATGCGGTTGCGGTATTCATGCGTTTTCCTCCTCAGATTCACTAAAATGCGGCAGGGCTCGAACCCTGCCGCGTGTTGTTAGGCGGCGGGGTCGAAGAAAATAACCTCGCAAGGGGCATATCCGTCGGTTTCAAGCCCGTCCTGATGCGCGGTAAACTCCACCGGAATAGTGCCCTCGCCCTTGTCCGTCCACGTCAGCGTTGCGCCCGCCGTGTTCAGCGCGTTTTTGATGGCAATCAGCACATAGCCCTTCGAGGTGTCGCCCACCCAGACGAGCCTCTCAATATAGTCCGCGGCCTTGATGTCGGTGCGAATCTTGATTGTGTGCTTCTTCTCCGTGTCCGTTACATCGGCAGTGCCAAAAGAACGCTTAAGGTTGGTTGCGTTGATTTCCAGCAGGGTAGTCGTCAGCTTGATAGTCCAACCATCGTTGACGCTGCTGCCTTTCCATTCCTCTCGCTTGCCGTCCGCTTCGATGCTGCGCGTGTTGGGCGTGCAGACGAACGTGCCGCCGCCGCGCGTTGCGCCAATCAGCGCAGAGCCGCTTGTCTTTTCGCGCTCCGTTTTCAGCAGCGCGCCCAGCGTCGCCGCGTCCGTGGCGGTGGAATAGTCGAAATTAGCAAGAAACATCCCGGCGTTGAGCTGCAAGTTTTCAAATGTACTTGCCCGAAGACCAGTCGTCATTTTGTTACCTCCTGTTAGGTGTAATAAGTCACTATTTCGTAGTAAATCCGTCCATAGCAGACGCTCTTGAGCGTCGTGTCCACTTCGAGGCGGAAAAAGTTGCTATTGTTGCGGTACAGCGTGATAAAGCCATCGTCGCAATAGATTGCCGTTCCCTCCGGCGGAATAGCGCGGCGAACTTCGTCAAGGATTGCGGCGCGCTGCAAGTTTACGTTGCTGCCGTTTTCCGCTTGACAGCACAGCGTGCAAATCATTGTAGACTTTCCGAAGGCGTCCCCCTCTTGCACTTGAAACGCGAAATAGGGGAATGACGCCTCCTCCGGCACTGCGTCCTCAACATACGCGGGAATTGGCTTGCCCTCGTAGGTGAAGCTGCTCCAAAACTTGTATAGTTTCCGCTGCAAGTCAATCACGCCGTCACCACCTCCGCGTCCGCCTCGCGGAAGTGCATATCGCTCTGCTCCGGCGTTGTCATGTCCCGCGAGTCCGACGTGATGCGGAAGACTTTGCCGTCTGAAATCCGCTTCACGCGGTCGTTCGGCAGCAGTTCCAGCATATCGGAAAAAACGATGGTAAACAGTTCGCGGATGCCGCTCTGATATGCAATCCGGGCTTCCGTGCTGCTGTTGCGGATGAATCCGGCACGGAACGGCGCGCCATCTGCCCATGTGACAACGATGCCGCCCATGCCGTCGGATTCCGTGCGCTTGTCAACGATGCAAGCGTCATCGAGAAAATCAGTCCACGCCATCAGCCCACCTCCGTGTACATATGCCTATACGGTCGCAGCTTGTCCGCGAATGCCGCTTGCCACGTCACAACGCCGTTGCTGCCAGTAGCCCGCGAATAGCTATAATGTCCGAACGATTCCGACGTATAAGCCCCCGTCGGGTTTTTCGTCTCGTATTCCGCGCATTGTTTTGCAATCTCGATAAACGGGCGCGGCGGGTACAGAAACCACAACGTGCCGTCGAAAGTTTCCTCCCCGTCCGCGTCCTCCATTGCGCCAGAAACAAGGCTGTGAACGCCGTCGTTCCGCGCGCTGCCGCTGATGTACACATACGGCGAACCTACATCAGGGACGATTTTACCGTCCGCGATGCGAATCTCTCCTGCGTACTTGCAGCGCTCGAAAAAGTTGTTACACTCGCGCATTGCCATTTCCAGCGTCACAGCCATGCTTCCACCTCCATTAGGTCGCCGCCGTCACCGTCGCGCTGCCGGAGCGAATCACGCGGTAGTCGCTGGTGCATTCCGCAACCGTCACCTTCTGCCCGGTCGCAATCGCAAGGTCAGACGTGCCGTCCCAGTTGCTCCAAGTGCGGACATTCTGTCCATAGGTCGCAGTCGGCGCGGTCGTGCCAGCCTTCACCTTGTACAGATTGGAGCTGGATTCCTTCGCGGGGCTGACAGTCAGCTTCGTGTTGCCCTTGCCCGTGCCAGCGGCAGAGGAAACCGTCAACTGTCCCGTCGCCGCGTCCGTGATGGTTGCAATCCAGATGCTCTGCGGATTAAAGATAACCGGCATAAACAAGCCGGATGCCCGCGTCCACAGAACAACGGGGTCATTCTCCACCCACTGCGACACCATCACATAGCGGTGCTGACCGGACTGATTGACGTTAAGCCCAGTGTTCGCGGTGTTGACCGTTTCTTCCGGGGTCTGTCCCCACAGGCCCGCGCCGATGCGCGTCATGGCGCTGCCAGTGCCGAGGAACGTCATCTTGTTCTGCGGGAAATAGCGCTTCGTGGTGCGAATCGGTCGCCCGTCCGCGCCGATGCCGCCATCAATGGCGTACTGCAAATCGTTAGTGATAACGCGGTTGATGCCGTACTCCGTGGAAAGGAACGTATCCAGCGCGGCGTTGCTCACATATGCGCCCTCGCTCAACGTGCCGTTGATGCGCTTCTGGATTGCACGGTTTGCCCGCATCTGATTCCGCACTTTGCGACTTGTAACGATGGTGTCAACCGTTGTTCCCGCTTCCTGCGCGGTGTCAGAAACAAACTGAATCTGTGCCGGAATGTCCGCGTCCTCGCTGAAATCGAACGTGAATTCCGTCTGCTCCGGCTTCACGCCATAGTCGATGGTCAGGTCGAGGTCGTTCTCCTTGATGGTCATTTTGCCAGTCGCCAGAACCTCGTTCTTGGCAACCTTGGTGCGCGTCACAACTTGGTCGGCAAGCATGATGCCGTCACGGATAACGTAGTCGTACATTGCGTCATTCTGCACGCCGGAACGCAGCAGCGCACGCATACGCTCGGACTGGTTAATCTTTACTTTAATCAGTCCCTTTTCGATGCTGTGCGTATCGACGGGAATACGGGTGGCGATGTTCGTCCGGCTGTCGAAGCTGTGGAAGTCAGCCATCACGGGAAGCTGGTACTGGTTGGCAATCTCCTGCCACTTAGCCACGAGATTTTCACTGTATTCGTCGGGAAACAGCGCATCAACCGGGTCGTTCGGGCGGCTGACGTTAAAGCCAACGTCAAGCCACTCCTCCTTGGGGATAAGACCGAAAATGTTATTCTCAAAAGATGGAATCTGCATAGTATTCTCCTTTCGTCAGTACGGACGCACCGTCGCGGCTTCGGCGGCGATGAAATAGAAGCCCTTTGCCGTCAGCGCGCTCTTGGCGATGCTGTTGATTTCAGTGGGGAGACGGCTCTCGTAAACCGTGCCGCGCGTCACGACGCTGCCGGGCATATCGCCGCTGGTAACGTCCACGTCCTCGTACACGATGCCGACGGCAGTGCCGTCGTTCGCGGGGTAAACAGTCCCCATTTTGACGTACTTCGCGCCGTTTTCGGCGGTGGTAGCGCCCGACTGCTTAATCTGCTTGGTTTCGCGGATTGCGTCCTCCGCGTTTTCGAGGAAATAACCGGGCTGGTAAACAGTCCCGGTTGCCTTGCTAGTAAAGCTCATTTATTTGCTCCTTCCGGCGCAACTGCGCCATACATATCTTGTGCGTACTTCGCCGCCAGTGCTGCGGCGCGTCCGCTGCCGTGCGTGGCATTGCCGCCGCTCGGCGGGGTTGTGGTAGGTGTACCCTGCTGCTGCTGCGTGGAGAAAAGGTCGCCATACTCGCCCTTTAGCGCGTCAATCAGCTTGTCGCCGTCCTTGATTGCGCCCTTGTCATCGAGTTCGATGCCGTCCAGTCCGCGCTTTGCCATCACAAGGTCGGCAAGTTTCTCCTGCATCCCCTTGCTTGTCAGCAGCTTTCTTGCGGCGGTTGTCAACGTCGCGGTTTTTTTCTCCGTTTCCACCTGCTGCTTGTAGGCGTCGAACGCCTCCTGAATCTTCTGCGCGTCGCCGCCGCTCTTCTTCGCGTCGGCAAGCTGCTGCTTGAGCGTGTCGCGCTCCGTGGTCAGCGCTGCAATCTGCTTCGCCTGTTCCGCGTACTTGTCACGCTCCGCCTTGATGTCGTTGATTGCGTCGCTGTGGGCTTCCACAATCGCGTCAATCGCTTCATCAGGCACATTCAGGGCTTTCAGGTTCTTCCGGGTGAGGATGTTCATGATTCAATCTCCTTTGCTTCGGGGCGCGATGCTTTGCGCCTTTGATTGTTTGCGGTTAGGCGGTGCTTTGCCTTTCCGCGTATATGCAAACAGCGCACGGCGGTGCTTTGCCATGCGCTGATATTGCTGTTATTAGTCCATATTCTGTTTGATTACGTCCGCCATGATGTCCACAAGACGCCCTGCGTTTGCGGAATCTGCGAACGTGTCCGTCATGAACGGTCTGCCGGGGGTGTATCCTCCCGGCATGACGCGGAACTCGCCTTTGTCGCCCAGCTTGGGAAAGAAAACAGCGTGTCCCGCGTGCCCGTCGTGCACATAATGCGCGTACTCGACGTTTGTGCCGATGGTTACTTCGTTGTTATCCGGGTCGATGTCGGCGGTGATGCTTCGTGCAAGGTTGCCAGTGTCGTAGACCTTATGCTCATAGCCTGTCACCATCTTCTCGCGTACCATGCCGACGGCTTCTTGTCCGACTGCCAAAAGCCCGATTTCCATCGCGCGTTTCAGCTTCTCGTTGATTTCCTGCGTGTGGTCTACGAACCCGCTCATTCCTTTTCCTTCTTTCGGATGTTGCCGTCTTCGTCCATATACTCGGTGGACAGGATGACTTTCGGCATAATCATGCAGTAACAATTGATTGTTTCCGCTGCGCTGCCGTTCGGGTCGCCCGGAAAGCGGATGTTGCTGTTCGGGAAGCATTCTCCCTGCTTCGCCATCTTGCCATGTCGCGCCATATGCGCTTCACGGCTGTTCTGGAAGCGGCAGAACCACTTGTTGTAAACTGTTACGCCTTGGTCGGCGGCTTCCTGCGATGCGGCATAACTCGCTTGACTTTGTGAACGCGTCCGTTCCGTCTGCGCCACGCGCCGCGCTTGCCACTCGCTCTGCCCTGTAATGTCGCTGATGCGGTTCATCAGCTTCTTCCTGTCCTCGCCCAGCGTGGATGAAAGCGCCAGCGCGTTTTGTAGCTTGTGGCGAATCTCGGTGTTCTGCCCTAAATTCTTGTACGCCAGCTTCGTGAATGCTGTTTCGTTCGCGGCGAAAATCGCCTTGATTTCGCGTTTGTTGGGCTGCGCGAACGACACCTTGACGCCCGCGCGATCGGCCTGCGCCTCGATGACGGTTTGCGCCTCTCCTAAGCTATCGGCGTACACGTCGCCCATCGTGTTACGGATGTCGTCGGTTGCCCGTTTCCCCGCCTTGCAGATTTCTTCCATGATGACTTCTTCCACCCGGTATTGGCGGATGAGTTCGCGGACAAAACCAGCTTTCCACTGCTCCACCTTTTCCGGCGTGTCGTAGTACGCGGGCGGCTTTATCTTGCCATCGTCCACTTGTTGCTTTTTTCGCAAGAAGTCTTTCAGGCGCTCCGTGGCGATGTCAAGCGCCTCTTGGTACATCGCCTTTATACGCATTTGCAGCGCGGCTTCACGCAAATCGTTGCGCTCTACGTCCGTCACGGCTTTTTCTCCCACAACGAATCGTGTTCGTCAATGTACGCAATTGTCCCTACGATGAAGCCAAACCACAAGAGCCAGCCCGGAACGATAATCACGTTGTTAGCTGCCAAAACTGCCAGAATTACCATCAGAATCAGAAGCATTCTGTTCGTCCCCCTCCGTTTGCTGCATTGCCTGTTGCGCCATCCGCATACCCAAAAGCGATTCTTCCTCCCCACGCTTGATGATGTCGTCGATTTCCTCCGGCAGAATCATCGGGTTCAGCTTCAATCGCGTTTCCTTGTCCAAATCGCCCTGCGCTGTGTAGATGTTCTGGATAATTTCGCTCTCGTTGGCAATCGTCTGACGCTTGAAGCGGATTGTTTCGGTTTCAACGCCCAGAATCCGCAGAAGTTTCTGCACGAAGTCAAAGCACTGCCATTCGTAGGCGTTCGCCTTGAGGTCGAGGTTCGCCATACTCGCCCGGATTGCAACATTCGTCAGGCTGCCGCCCGTCAGCTCCGACACATCCAGCGCCATATAATCGCGGTATAGCTGCCGTTCCAGCAGTTCCAGCGCAGTTTGGCGCGCGGCATACGGCACTTCAAACGTTTCCGGCGTTACTGTGCTAGATGACGTGCCGTCCGAAATGTTCGCAATTGCTTTCAGACGGTGAATCTGTTCCAACATCAGCGCGACCTCGTCGAAGTTGCCCCCGAAGTTGTTCAGCACCCAGTAAACGTCGTTCGCTTTCTCCAGATTGTTTCCAAAGTCGGAAAGTACGATGTCGTACAAGTCGATTTTTGAGCGAATCGCAAGCGTCAGCTCCGTCTGCTTATTGTCGTTGGCGTACAGCGGCACAATCGGCAGTGCGCTATAATTCTCCTCGGACACAAGGCGCTCGCCTGTGATGTCTCGTGCGTATGTCCGCTTGTAGGCGCGTTTTTCCTGCGCAACCTCCAAATCAGAGGCATTCTCGCGCGTCTTGTATACCGTCACGCCGTCCGGCTCGAATACACGCGCCATCAGCGGCTTGTCGTCGCCAATCTGCCAGAACTGAACGCCAACCATCGGTTCGCCCGTCAGCTCGTCCAGCAGCGCCACGAACCCGCTGTTTTTGTCCGTGTACGCACGCAGAATCTCAACGTGGTCGAGGTTCCAATAGCCCCAACACACGCCATGTACCAGCGCATACAGTCCGATTTTCGCAAGCGTCGTGTCGAACCCGATGCCTAACTTGCCCTTCATCGCGTCGTTTTCCAATTCCACGCCATTGCCAAGCAGATAATTAGCCTGTTGCATGGTGAAGCGGCGGAAAAAATCGCTGTAAATACGCTGTCCGGGGATTGCTTGCGTTGCCGTCGCTTTCTTCTTTACCTTCTTCCCGTCGGCGGTTGTCTGCTCCGTCTCCGATGTAGTCGCTTGTAGCACGACTTTCGCGGAAACAGTATCGTTCTGCGCCTCGTAGTAGCGTTGCGCGATTCCAGCTTTGTCGAAGTCCTCGCTGTGCTTGTATGCACCAATAACCGCCAGCGTTGCCTTTCCCTTGTCCGGCTCGTTCTGCCAGTCCTGCCATGTGATTTTGGTAAACATCTGTATCACCCCCCAACATACAAACTCGCGCCGCTCCTGTCGAGAATCCGGCAGCAGCACGCGGCGCTGTCCGGCGCGTCGTCATGTTCCGCGTCCTCGGTGTAGTCCATAATTTGCGCGATATAATCCTTGTCCGTGCCTTCCAAAAACACGATGTTCCCCCACCATTTTTTGAGGTATGTGCTGATTTTTAGGTACTTGTTCATCTTCTCCGGGTATGCGCGTACCGCCATGTTTCGGCGGCGCAATTCCCGCGCCAAATAACCCTTGTCGCCGTTTGTCTCGCAGTAAATCGGGGCGCACATTAGGCGCTCCGTCTCCGATTGCAGTACATCCATAAGCGTATCAACGTGCTTGCGCCACAAACGCCCATACAAGTACAGCGTGTCGCCGTCCCTCTTGGCGCACGTCAGCGCGGTGTAGTCCTCGCCGCCGTATGCAGCATCAACGTGCGCGATGCCGTCCCGTAACTTTTCCGCTTCCGGCGTGAACGTCGGCGGCGTGTCGAACAGCGCATTTTCGGCGGCAATGTGGCGCAGCTCATAGTTCGCGGCAAACAGCGACGGCGACATGGACTTCCGCAGTTCTTCCAGCTTCTCCGGCGCAATCAACCCGGTGGAATAGCAGTCGTGCTTCTCCGGCGGCGCAACCAGCGTGAACGCGTCCTCGATATGCCACGGTGTGCCGATGAAGACGATTCGCCCGTCGCGGGTGACGATATTCCGTAGCTCCTGTATAACGCCCTTGGTGCGCTCTCGTTCTGCGCGGCTGATGCGGTCGTTGAGGTTTACAACGTCGTCACATACAATCAAATCCGCGTGCTTGCCCGTCATGGACGAACCGCAGCCGATGCCGATTAGCTGGTCGGCACCACGCGGCGAATCATATACGCTCACCGTCATGCAGTTTCCGCCTGATTTCAGCAGCGTCACGTCCTGCTGCATGAGTATTTGCGCCATGTAGCAAAAAGCCTCGTTCGCGAATACCTTTTTCGCTTGCGCAATGCTCTCCACAACGTCGCTGTCGGTTTTTCGCATGAAAATCGCGTTTTTTCCGTGATTGAGAACGCACCACATTGCCAGCGCAACGGAAAGGCAGGAGGACTTGTAGGATAGACGATGCGCTTGAAGCGTGTAGTCCTCTGCTCCGAAGATGATGTGCTGCATCCAGCGTCCGTGAAGTTCGTCCGTTAAATCACGGAATCCGCACATTCTTCCGACGGCGGCGGGATGGTATCGCCAAATGTTCCACACTTCATCCCGCGTCAGCGTCGTCATTTTACTTCTCCCCGCGTCTCTTTCAGCAACTTGTCAATGTCTGCTTTCGCGTCCTCGGAGAACTGCGGCGTTTTGATGTTGACGATGTCACCGGGGTCTTCCCCGATAATCCGCATGATATACTGAAAAGCGGGTAAATTCCCGTCTGCTGCCATTTTGACGGTGCGTTTCACAAGTGCTTCTCGCAACGTCCCGCCATTTTGCAACGGCTCGTCAAGCAGATTGAGCATCAGCTCCTTGACGGTAAAATTTGCTTTGCGCGCCTGCGTTGCTTTTTCGTGCGCTTTCCTCGCGTCACTCGTCGCCCCGTCCTTCCCGCTCCCGAACCTTTTCCCCTTTTGCAGGTTTGCAAGGCTATTAGGATGAGTTCCTCTCGGCATTCATGTCACCTCTTGGGCTGCCTGCGGATTTCGCCTGTCTGCCGGTTGATGGTGTATGCTACTCGGCGCTGGTATGCGCCAGATGATTTCTTCGCCAAAGCCGAACCGTTCCTTAGCTTTCGCACTGAACCGCTTGCCATGCTTTATTCCCCCTTACGATTTTGGGTTTCGTATAGTCGATTGTTTTATACTTGTCAATGAGATTGTCGAACGCTTCCCGGTAGAAGTTGAACAGCTCCTCGTTCTCCTCGAAGTCGAACTGCTCCAGACAAGACGCGCTCCGCAAATTCGCGCTCCCCGTCAGCACATAATGATTCCCCTTGTGCGTTTCCATCAGCAGGATTTTCATGTACGTATTCGTGAAAGCCACTTGCAATTTGTTGTCGATGTCCAGCTCCTCATACAAGTACGGTATTAAATCCGTTTTGTAGTGGCTGTAGAAGTAGCCGGACAGCATCAGATTGATTTTCTCCACGTTTCGGAAAAGCAGCAGATTTTTGAAGCTGTCCACGTTGTTTTCGGAAAGCGATAACGTGGAACAGTAGATGGTTTTGAGGTCGATGCCGCGATACATCACAAGTGCTTCCGGCAAGTCGCCAAAAATGAAATTGCCCGGAACGATGCAAGTAGTCCGTGCGTTGCGTTCCAGGCAAATTTTTGCGGCAAGGTCTCGTGCATACTGAAAATCTGCCTTGTTGTAGATTGCCGACTTTGCCATCTTGGGCTTTATGATGCGCGTCTGCTCTTCCTCGTCTACGATGGAGAAGTCAGCGACGGAGAAGTCTATATCGTCGTCAAGTTCTATTGTGTCTGGGAAGTGGATTTCCGGGATGTCGATGTCAAAGTCCGTCACGTTTCCGCCCCGCACCTCCCAACCCTTTGATGATTTCCTTTTCTCTCTCTGATAGCTCAATGTGATACGCCGCTGCTCTTTCTGCCGCTGCTCTTTCTGCCGCTGCTCTTTCTGCCGCTGCTCTTTCTGCCGCTGCTCTTTCTGCCGCTGCTCTTTCTGCCGCTGCTCTTTCTGCCGCTGCTTTCTCCGACAGCAGGAAGCAATTCCCAAAAACGCTTTTCTTCGCGTTGTCGAGCGTTCTTGTAAAAAAAACTTCCTTCTCGTCGAGCGTGAAGTATTGTCCTTTCGCGGAAAGCTGGTTGAGTTGCGCGGAGGTTGCGGCTTGCGGCGGAAATTTCAGCTTGCTAAGTTGTTTTTTCTGCGCTTTTACGTTTTTTGTGTCTGCTGCCTTTATTCTGCGGTATAAGTCCGGCGCAGTCTCAACCAAATGCCCCCCCAAGTTTGTTACAAATGACGTGTTGACGTTTGCGCTGTTTTGGTATGTCACGCTGCACCCGACACAGACGAAATGTAATCCGTTGTACGGTTTGAAACAAGAAGTTCCGGGTGCAAACAAAAAAAAGCGGATTCCATGCGCAAGGTAGAATTTTTCGATTTTGGAGAGGATGGAGAACGGCGGGTTATCAATAACGATGCTGTTTTCTGGATATTCTGCGTGTTCGTAATCGCCGCCCGGATAAAATGGACGAATTACCTTCGTGCTTTTATCAAGGTTGTAATGCTCGAACACCCACTCTTTTACCGTTTCGTAAATGTTCGGCGGCGTATAGCAATCGTCCGTTGTCCGTTTCGGCTTGAACTTATCAACAAACACCTTGTACTCCTCCGATGCTTCTGCAAGCGTCAATTGCTCCATTTTCCCCTCCTCTTCTTCCGTCGCGTCCCCGCCAACGCAACATAGCGCATCGCGCATAAATCCCGCCGCTGAAGAGGCAAGAGCAGCACTTCCATAGTCGCCTCTTCCAACAAAAAAGACGCTTGCATTACTGCTCGCGCCTCTCTTGCTGCTTTTACATTTTACATTATATCACGAAAATTACTCTCATAACTCTCATTTTTTTATTTCTATATGTTTTTGTTTCTTTGTCATTGCCAGAAATGCCGCCTATTTCGCGTTCTAACGGCTTGCTTGTTTTTGCTCATAATTATGCCGCCTGATTGCTCCAACGGCTCTCAGGCGGCATTCTGTTGCGATTAGGCGGGCTTGATTGCTTCTACCTGCTGCTTGGTGAACAGGTATGCGGTCGTCAGGAAGAACCCGCTATTCTCTTCCTTTGCGTCAACGTTCTTTTCGTCCTTCTTCTGCTTGCGCGTCTTGGGCTTCCAGATGCTCACGGTCAGCGCGGCGTGTTCGCCCTTTTTGACAATGTAACCGTGGTTCTTCCACTCAGCGAATGTGTGAATCGGGAGGCGCATTCCGTGTGAGAAGTAGGCTTCTGCTTCCTCCTGCGTGAAGATTCCCGCTGCGACTGCGGAGTTCGCGATAATCTGCTCGTTCGTCATGGGGCTTTCTCCTCTCTTTTTTGATTACTTAACCTTCGCAACGACTTCGGGTGCAGCTGGCGTATCTTCTTCGCCTTTCTCCCAGCGAACGATGCTGCGCTCGTAGTCGCCATCCATCGTTTCGTCCCCGTACTGCAACTCGTAGCAGTATTTCTTCGTTTCGTAGTACCAGTTGATAGCCAGCTTCTGCGCCATCTTCTCGGTAATGCGGACGCCCTTCTTGATGTTCGCGAACTTCATAATTCTTACCTCTTTCTGTCGGGGGCTTTATTTTTTGTACCGCCCCTTGACATAAATTATTATACCATATTCCCGGCAATATGTCAAGGGGCAAATCACATTTTTTTCGGCGATTTTGCAAACTTTTTTGAGCAACAAAAAAGGCGCACCCCAGCGGATGCGCCACATGCTATTATTTTTTTTTGCTTGTAATTATCTCACGCCCGACGTAGGCGTTCACCGCATCCACAATCAGCTGCGTTGCGGATACCCCCCGGCTCTTGGCTTCTGCGTTAAGTGCTTCGCGGCTTCCAGCTTGCACCTCAATGGTTATCTTCTGCATCCCGATTTTTTCCTTGTACTTTTGCGTTGCGCGGACGGATACCGCGCCTTGGTAGTATTCTTTCCGCATTGCTACAACCCCTTTCGGAGGTATTGTAGCATAGGATGATTGATTTTGCAAGCCGTTACTTTTCACGCTTCACCTCGACGATGTAGTCCATATCGTTTGCTCTTTCGCAGATTGCGAGCGTTTCTCCGTCCAGCTTTGCAAGGTGGCTGTATACGAAACCATCTTTTTCAAGGCGACCATACTTTTTAAGCTCTCTGTATTCTTCCTTCGTCAGCGTCACTTCCATCTTGCCCTCCTATCCGGAATTACATTATTGTAATCATCCCTGCGATATACATTGCTTCAAAATGTTCTCCTGTGCGGTTGTTTTTGTATATGAAATATCGGCTTGCGGAAAATCTTGATTCTTTCCGCGCGTACTTATCGGCTTCCTCTATGCTGTCAAACTTGGCAATTGTCCTCTCCAAGTATGGGGACATCTCCTGCTTCACGGTGTAGTACAACATATTGTTCCTTTTCTCCCCGTATAGCTGTTAGGTCAGCTGTTTTTAGTGAAACCATGACATTTTATCAATATGATACGTCATTTTATGATAAAGCACTCTCAATTTGTCATACTCGTCTTGACGTAGTGCAGACCGTTCATATTGTACCCTTACTCTTGCCCATGCTTTCAAAAGCTCATCAGAGGCGCTCGACATTATCAACAGCCGTCGATATAACTCAAAATTCGTTAACGTATTGTGCATTATACCTTAGTCCCCTTTCTGGTTTGTGAGGTTTCCTTCCTCTTTCCGTCGCGTTGGTCTATGCTACTCCTGAGTTATCAATTATTTGTTTTCGCGCTTTGCCTTGATAATATCACAAGCAAGGATTTCCAGATAATCGCGGTCCTCTACGGTTATTTTATTGCAAACGAGCAGCGTTTGAATAATCCCCCTTATCATGCCCAAACCTTCTACGGATTCGCACGTTCTGATGATTACTTCAAGTCGGTAGGCAGTTGGATTTTTGAGCGGCTGATACTTTGTTTCCATTTTCTTTCCCTTTCTGTCGGGGGCTTTTATTTTGCACCGCCCCTTAACATAAATTATTATACCATATTCCCGGCAATATGTCAAGGGTGGAAATGCAGTTTTTTCGGCGATTTTGCAAAGAAAATCGCGCACCTTTCGATGCGCGACCGCCTTATTCCGCGCTCTGGATTTTCCGTTCCGCGTTACCAATCACGCGGAAGACGTGCTGCTCGGAATACGCCAGATTATAGCTGATTTCCCGAACGCTCCGCCCCTCAAGATACCGCATTCTCATGCACTGCACTTCCAGCGGACTTTCCAGCGCATCAACCAGCGGCGCAAGTTCTTCGCGCATCCTGCACAACTCGTCCCAGATTGCTTTCTTGCGCTCCAGCGCCTCGACGCGATAGAGCAGCCCTTCCTCCGTGCTGTTCATGCTCCCGCCCCCGCGCGGCGCGTCGCTGATTGTCCGTGTCAGCTTCTGCGCCCGGATTCGCGCCTGCTCCGCTCGCAAGCAAGCCATAGGATACCGCCTGATGAGATACCGCATCCGCTTTAAGTCAACCATTTTCCCCTCCCGCAACCGCCCACGATTATTTTACCCCTTCAAACGCCTTGACGATAGCTGTATACAGCGCAGGGCGAATCTGTCCGCTCATAAGCTCAATGTACAGCATATCTTGTACCTTCTCGATTGCTCCGTTTGCCTCCTTTTCGCCGTTTAGCCGCCTGATTGCGTCCTGCGTCGCCCTGACTTTGTAGGCATCGTGGCGGCTTTTTCATCCACGCGAAACGTTCCCCGCAAGCCGCTTGACGTTCTTTTCCAACTCTTTCTCCAGCCAAAAAGAGTACCGGATGTCGTCGGTGTCCACCATTGTCTCACTCTCCGTCCATGTATCGCATAATTGCGTCAATTGCTTCTTGGCAGCCCTTTGCCACTACGCAGCGGTAACCCTCGGCAGTCAGCATCTTCATGCGCTCTTTCTGCGATGTCGATACCGTCCCGCCCTTCCGCCGCTTCATCTCGATAAAAAGCCCGTGTTCACGTCCGTTGGAGACGGGCAGGAAGATGTCAGGCACTCCTGCACGCGTCCCGGTTCGCTTCATCCTCGCGGCGGTTGCCTTGGCGCGATAACCGCCGTTCGGAATGGCGAACATCCCTTTCAGCCACGGCTTCGTTGCGCTTTGAGCGTCCGCCCAGCGGAAAAGGGCTTCCTGCTCTTCGTCCTCCGTCGGGATTACATCGGCATAAAGAGAACGCCGTGTAGTCCGCACTCTGGATTTGTACATTTTACCCATGCGCCTCCCTGAACATCAATCGTAGTGTAGCGTTTCATCACAGCGTTGCAAACCGGGCAGATTGTCAGCGCGTTCAGCCAATCTTGCCTTTCGACCATGTTGCACCTCCTCTCTGCGCCTTCATGCACATTGCCGCAACTTGCACAGCTTCACAAGCCAGCAGTGTAGCTGCCGCTGCTGTTTTGCTCGCGCACATCCGAAACGCGTCTGCATCGTCCCGTCGATTTGCCAGCCACACGTCATTCGCCTTTTGCCGAACGCGCTGCATTTCTTCGTTTGCTTCCTCGATTTCTTCCCAGATTACGGAGAACGTCTCCGGCATGGAGTTGAACGTTTCTCCATGCTCTTTTTGCGCTCGAAGAAGTTCGGAAAACACAACCGTCACAATTTCATCTTGCAATTCTCTCACAACCATCATCACTCCTTATTGATAAATGCGCAAGCCACGCACACCGTAGCAGCCAGCAAACACAGCAGACCGATAACCGTCATTGTTATCCCCCCAACCACGCCGCAAGCGCATCCGCTCCGGCGTACACAAGAATCGAAATGATACAGTTGACGAGCGCCAGCAGAATGTAAATATACCACGGGCGCGTTTCCTTCGCCAGCAGGAAGCCCGTCAGCCCCAGCCCAATCATTGTGCCAAAAATCACCGCCGCGGGCAGCGTCACAGTTTTCATCAGCTTTCCTCCCACGGCGTATTCGCCATTTCTTCCGGCGTCGGCTTCCGCATCCAGCAGCGCCACGTTTCGCCGTAGGTGTAATCGGCGTACCATGTGCGTCCGCCGTCGAAATATATGCGGTGGCTTTTACTTTCCAAGTACGTTACCTTTCGCGCATGTACGCACGGCTCGTCGTCTCCGTTGTTATCTTCAATCCATACGAGCGTTCCTGCGCCTACCGCAAGCTCTGTAAGGGACAGCACACGGTTTTTGTACTCATTCATCTTCCTTCGTCCTCCCTTTTCGCGTCCAATTCTGCCTTCGTCGGCTTCCGCAGCCAGAAGCGTCCTTCCACATCAGGTATATCGTACAAATCTCCTTCGTAGTTGTACTTCCCATTCTCAATCCAAACCGGATAATCAAAGCTGCTGTGATACCACTTATGGTCTCCTTCATACCAAGCGTAACCGATATACGTTTGCAATTCATCCAGCGTCAGCACCCGATTTGGCTCTTGCCGTCGCTTCATTGCCGCTTTGTATGCTTCTTCTGCTGTTTTTCGTGTTGGGCTATCGCATTCGCAGCCTTCGTTGCGACATCTGTACCAGTACCGCGCGCGATTCCCGTCCGTTGCTTGCAAGTTAAAGATTTCGTTTTTTAGCAGCATCTTTGCCCCACAATACGGACAAAACACAGGGAACTTCTCGTCACTCATTGTCGCTTTCCTCCTTCGGCGCATCCGGGTATGGCATCCAGTGCGTGATGCTCACAGGCTTGTAGTCGTATGTTTCGTCCAAAAACTCCTTTGTGTTTGGACAAAAACACAACGATGGATAGTTCCACCCACTTTCTATATCAAATCCGATGACGTGCGTTCTATTTAGCGGCAGCACCTTGTCCACGGAAAACCATCCCGGCGCACGGCGATTCCACTTTTCCACTACGTCCGAATACTTCTTCCCTCCGACGACAGCTTGATGGCAATGAAGGCACATGCAAATCCAGTCTCCCGCAAAATACGGCATGCCAATATATATTGCCACGTTTGAAGGTTTGTATACATCAGGATTGTTACCGCAGAACGGGCACGGTTTCAGATTATAATCCTGCATTCTTCCTTCTCCTTTCGTCGTTGTTCCACTCTCTCACGGCTTCCGTCTTTGTCCTTTTCGTTCTCCCTGCCCATCCGCAGCGTATGCACATCACCCACCACCCGTTTCCGCCGAGAATTGTATGCCACATTTCGGGATTCTCGCGTCCGCAATTCGGACAAGGTAGCCTTTTTAGTAACATTGCACACCATTCCCCCCTAAACTTGTTGATATAGCATAGACCTCTTGCGTAATCCAGCTCTTAAAGGTTTTTGCTTCGGACTTGCTGCTCCCAAGAACGAGAGCATATAGACCGCTTTCGCTGACGCAAGCCAATTTGCGTTCTTGGAACGTTCCGTCCGAGCTGGTATGCGTTAAACGCACTGTAACTCTTTCGTCCTTATCAAGGCGGCGCGTCGCTGTTGGGTCGATGTCCAGCGCTCGACAAATGTCAATCGTCACAAACCACAGTCTTGGTTCTCCCTCTTCGACGAACACTCGGATGTTTCCAAACTGTTCGCTCTCCAAAATGATGATTTTGTGCATGACTTCCATCCTCCTATTCCTTTTTAAGGCAAGTATATCGCATGTGCGGCTTGTCGAAGCCAAGATGCACAAGCCCCGTTGCGCCGTTTCTGTTCTTCCTGATTCGGCACGTTTGCCACGTCAAGCCGTTCGCTTGGCAATTGTGGTACATCTGCCATCTGTCGCTGTTCGCGTCCTGCGGCTCTTCCGGCTCATGTAGGATGAGAAACACGTTCGCGTCCTGCTCAATCGCGCCGCTGTCTCGCGCTTGCGACATATCCGGCTCGCTTTTTGTCGCTTTGCCGAATCCCTTCTCGCTCTCACGGTTGAACTGCGTCATACAGAGCAGCGGAACGCCTAAATCCATCGCCATCAGCTTTAACTCGCGGCTGATTTGCGTAACTTCCTCCGTGCGGTTTCCGCACTTCTCATCGGCTCTCATGAGTTGGATGTAATCAACTACAATCAGGCTCAACCCCTGCTTGCTTGCTTTCATCTTCGCCGCTGCGTTGCGGATTTGCAAGGGCGTGACCGCTCGCTCCTCGATGCTGATTGGGAGATTCGCGACAGCTTGATAGCACGGCGTTATGCGCTCGAAATCTGACAGCTCCATTTTGCCAGTGGACAGCTTTTGCAAGTCCACCCCGGATTCGTTCGCCAGAAAACGTGCTACAATCTCTGCCGGATTCATCTCCAAGGACACCATCAGCACCCCGCCGCCGTGTTCTGCGACGTATTTCGCCATGCAGATAGCCAACGACGTTTTACCTACGCCCGGACGTGCGCCGATGTAAATGAGCTGTCCCGGCTTGAATCCGCCGAGCCTATTATCAAGGTCTGCGATTCCGGACATTATGCCGTCTTGCTTTCCGATTGAATCCACAAACGCGAACACTGCGTCTTTCATCGTTACGCCGTCATCGACGGCTGCTGATGATTGCGCCGCTGTTGCGCATTCCGCTTGAAGAGATTCCACCGACGCGCCGGGATTGCCCACGTCTTGCAGAATTTTTCTCGCCAGTGCTGCAAGCTCGCGACGTTTCGCGCACTCCGCCAGAATCGCTATATATTGCCGGGACATGACAGGAGAGATACCCATTTTTACGCATTCCATCAAGAGGGCGGTGTTTTGCAAGTCGCATTGTACCTCTGCGTCCAGCGTTACAAGGTCAACGTTCTTTCCTTGCTTTGCAAGTCGCATGATGCCGCGCTGACAGGCTTGCATTTCTTTTAACCCGAAAATGCTGTCCGGCAGTGCTGCAACCTCTTGTGCGACGATTGCATCCTGCATTGCAAGCCCAATCAGGCTCTTTTCCGCGTCCTCGTTAATATATGCATCCATAATTAGCTAAATCTCCCCGCTAATTCTTCCAACTTCACTCGTTCCTCTGGATGCTCTAAAGCTCGTTGCTTTGCGTACTTTTTGAATACCTCCCCGAACGTTACCGACGGCGGCTTGTAGTCGTAATCTGCGCTTGATACTACCGGGTATTTCTCTGCATCAATCCGCGCTTGGCGTTCTTCCTCTTGTCGTTCTTTTGCGCGTCCGTTAATTACGCCTTTTAGGTATCGAATATTCGGTTTTCCTGCTTCCCCGGCGATTTTGACGCATTCCAGAACTTCTTCCGTTCCGTTGTCCGCCACAAGCTGGTTGAGCGTCTCCATTGTCGCCGTCGTGTCGGGGAATCCCTGCCGTTTCGCTTCGTCCAGCACCTCGTTTGTGCCTTGCTGGATTTCTGCTGCTTCTTCGTCGCTGATGAAGGATGCAGGGGTACGCACTTCGGGCTTCTGCTTTGTTTCGGGATTGAGCTGTGCCGGTTCAGGCTTCGCCTTTTTCGGGCGACCGCCAGCGCGTCCGGCTTCCGCCCTCTCCTCGCGAATTTTCATCACGCGGTCGAACTCGCGTTTGAGCGAAAGATAGACAAAGATGGCATTCCCTTCCGGCGCTTTGCTTTCCCCGGACGTTGCGTAATTAAGATACGCCTTGATTGCTTTCCCTGCTTCTTCGTCCGTTAGGTAGGAAAAATCTTCTGCCATGATTGTCTGAATCGTCACATACTCAAGCTCCATTTACTTTCTCCCTCCGTTAAAACGGCAAATCCTCGTTGTATACCGGGGTGTACTGCGGCGCTGGCGGTTGCGCTGCTCCGCGTGCTTCCGTCTGCGGTGCATCCTGCTTCGCGCTGTCCAGAAACTCAACGTCCTGCGCAAATACTTCCAGCGTCGCGCGTGTGCTTCCGTCGTTGGCGGTGTATGTGCTGACGCTGACGCTGCCAATCACACACACCTTGCGTCCCTTGGCAAGGTACTTTTGGCACGTTTCCGCTTGTTTGTCCCAAACGGACACGCGGAAGAAGTCTGCTTCCGCCTTTTCACCCGGTTTCGCGCGGCGATTGACAGCAAGCGTGAAGTTGGCGACGCTCTTGCCGCTCTGCGTTGTGCGCAACTCAACGTCCCGCGTTAGATTCCCGATGATAGTCAGCTTGTTCATTGCTTTTCCTCCCCAGTTTGTACAGCTTCGCTATTTTTTCGTCGATTTTTACGGGCTGAATGTGGTACTTTGCATCAAAATCCGCCTGTGCCATCGTGTGGCACTCCGTGTGATGTACCCGGCAAAGCGGTTCACACGTCAGCCCGATATGATTGATTTCCGTACGGTCTGCGCCCATGCCGACGCGCTCCCAGTGGTGCAAGTCTGACGGTCTGCGTCCGCAGACGGCGCACTGCTTGTGCATCACGCAAGCATAGATATACGCGCCGATGTCCTCCGCGTACTCCACAAGCGGCTGTTTTGTCGGAATGTCGTTGATAACGCAGAACTCAACAAGCCAATCAATATAGAGCCGTGCGGTTGTCATATCCACGTCGGACAGGCTGAATGCCTTGATTGCCTCCGCTTGCAGCTTGTCAATCCGCGCTCGCAGAAACTCCGCCTTGAGCATCGTGTTGATGTCGCTCTTGTCGCCCTGCCCGATGTATCCCGTCGCGGCGGCAATCTCGCCAATCAGCGCCCACGCCTTGCGCCGTTGCTCTGGACTAATTGTGCGGCAGTCCTGCCAAAGCACCGTGACGGTATCCGATAGGTTTTCCGCATCGGGGCGGGCAGTCTGGATTGTCAGGCTGCCCGGCTGCTCGATGACTTTGCCGATTGTCGCAATCATGGCTCACTCCACGGCTCGCGTTTGGTTTCTTCGCGTGTCGGCTCTTTTTCCCAGCACCGCCACTTTGTGCCGTAGTCCTCTGTGTAGACGTAAAATGTACCAATGCCGATGTTGTAAGGTATAACGCGCCACGGGTATGCATCCGTTTTCAGCCATGCGCGAATCGGGATGTTGTCTCGCAGTTCCAGCCACACGCGCGCCGTCTTCTTGTTTTGCGCGCTTGCTTCGGCAAACGTCAGAACGCGGTTTCGCTGCTTAGTCGTCATCGTCACTTTCTTCCTCCCTTGGCAGAAATTCTGAATCGCACGTCGGACAACGAAGCCGCGCTACTCTTCTTACCATATCGAGTACAACGTATTTCATTTCATCGTCGCAGTACGGGCATCGCGGCATAAGTTCTTCTTTAGGCATTCTTTTCCCCCTCCCACGGCGTTTCTTTCAGCGCATTTTGCGTTGGCTTAAACGTCCAGCATCGCCAACGGCTTCCGCACGCATCCGCATCCAGTTTAAAAACGCCGTCAGCGCCGAGCAACGAAAACTTAAACAATGTTTTCTCGCCATGTGCTTCCATTCCTTTGACTACGGTGTATCCTTTAATCACGTCTTTATATTCCAGCCACATTATAATTTCTTGTTCCGGGTCACCTCCAAATCCCCAGCAACATACTGTTTTTAACAAATCATCTATCGTCAGAACTTGATTATGCGGTTTGCACCGGTGCACTGCGTCATCATAGGCGTTTTTACACGCCTTGCTAAACGATTCCGTGTCCTCGTTAATTGGCGACATGGAACGGCATTTAGGGCATCTATATGCAGCGTATCCTCCGCCTGTGATGTACCTTTCGGAATCGCACCGCATTTCCGTGCCGCAGTACGGGCATCGCGGCATAAGCTCTTCCTTATACATTCTTTTCTCCCTCCCACGGCGTTTCTGTCCTCTCCTGCTTTGTCGGATTACGCAACCAGCAGCGCCATTTTTCTCCATACTCTTTTGTACTATAAAAATCTGCTTCTTCACATATGATTTGCTCGAATGATAAATACCTATCGCCAATGGTATATCCTTCTTTTATACATCCCGGATAAATTAGAGAATCTTTTCCCCATTCGAGCCAGCAAACGCGATTATACCAGTCCTTGTTTTCGGCTACGATTTCCAGCACCTCTCCAAGCGTCAAAACTCGATTCGGCTCTTCTTTCGGCTTCAACTCACGCAAGGCATTCACCGCCTCTTTTTTTGTCGCTTTACCGTACACAAACGATGAGTTTGCGCCGCACTCGTCACATGATAAGCGCCCAACCCAGCCATTACAGTCCGTTAGGAAAACGTCGCCTGTGTCTGCTTTCATTTCTGCACCACACCACGGGCAGCGTGGGAACATCTCGTTTTTATTTTTCACAGCTTTTCCACCACCTTCTCCATGCGTTCTGTGTTGAGTTTGTGATAGTGCTTGCGCCGATACTCCTGCGCTTTACGGATTTTTTCTCTATTTGCCAAATAATACTTGCGACTATATTCCTGATGTTTTTCTCTATTCTCGCGATATTTCGCAAGCACCTGTTCTCTGTGCGCCCAATAATATTCGCGATGCCGTTTTTGCAATTCTTCCTTTCGCGATTGGTAGTAAGCCTGTTGATATTGTCGACGCGCCATTCCGCGTTCAGCCATTTGCGTCAGCTCGCTTCCTGTGATAAACTTCGCCCTCGGCAGCGTCTCAATCCATGCGCAGAACGCCCTCCATTCCGGCAGACGGTGATTCTTGCGCTGCTGGTAAATCGTTTTGAGCTGCCGATAGTTGGTGGTCATCCGCGCCGTCAGCCGCAAGCCAACAGGCACGTTGTAGAGTACTGCAAGATACCGCTCCGGCGTTGGGGCTTCCTTGTACTCCGCAACCAGCTTCTCCACAAGCTCGATTGTCTCCCGGCGAACGTAGTTGATGCATTGCTCGTCGATGTCCATGCTTGTTATGCGGTGCATGGTGGACTGGCTCGATACAAAGTCCAGAAAATGATACCGTTCGGCTTCCACCCACGCCTTTACGGTAAACGTGAGGTCGAACTGCACGACAATCCCCGTTAAAAACTGGTCGTGTCCGCTCCCCGTCTGGCAGTTTGCAAGCGCCATCGTCCGCTCTGTGACTTCCGCGCTGCAATTCTCCGTGTCGGTTGCCATCGGATAGCGGCTTGCCTTTACGCTCGACACAAGCCCCATGATTTCCACGTTGCTGACTACATTCATCGTCTTTCCCCTTTCTCGATTCGCTCCACCATGTCAAACGGGTCGTCGAAATCCAGACGGATGCCCGTTTTTTCCAGTACCTCATCAATCAATTCTGCCGTTGTGAAGTACGCGCCGGGTTGAAGATACTTTTGCGTCGCCGTCAGCATCCGATAAATCCGCTGTGCGCCGAATCCGAACTCTTCTTTCATCGCAAGGCACATTCCGGCGAAAATCATCTTAATTGCATGGCGTTCTGCATCCTTCGCTCCGCGCTCATACTCGCGTTCGTAGCCTCCCCGCGCCCTCATGATGCTCTGCGTGGCGTGGGTCATGTTCCGCGCCGCTCTTCTGCGTTCTGCCCTATTCATTACGATGCCTCCCGGAAATTAGCTTTCACCGCGTCCATCATCGCCTTTGCGTCCGCCATCGTCATCTCTTTCGTCGGAATGTTGCGGACGATGTTCGCTTCCACAAGCGCGGCACGAACTCTGCTCAACTCCTGCACATCCATGCCGATGTTTCTGCACTCGCGCTTGATATAGTCCGCCGGCGTTTCCGTCTGATTCTCTACTGTCTTGCTCTGCGGCTTCGGCTGCTTCGGCTTCTCCTGCGTCTCGTGCTTTGTCTCGTAGCTTTCGCTGTCCGGGTCAGTCATCTCTTCAGTAGGAATGCAGAACACTTGGAACAGCGCGTATTTGTAAGCAATCGCCATTGCCTTGTTGCTTGCCTTGTCTCCGCTGTCCATTCCCTCGCCAAGCGTTACCGCCTCGACGAAGCTGCCGTCTGTGGTATAGAAGCGGAACGCGATTTTGAGGAGGCTATACCGCAGTTCTCCACCTTTCGTCGTTACCTTGCTTTCTCGCGTCTGCTCCAAAACTTGCGGGACGGTGAAAATCTTGTTTTTCGTCAGGATGGGCTTCAAGGCGTTCATAACATCGTCGATGCCGCGGAACTTAAAACCCTGCTGTTGGTTATACTTGTCCTTGGCGATTGCGGAAATGTCCGCCATCGCCGCGCTGATTGCGGCGTAAATCTGCCCGTTTTCCATGCTCGTTCCTCCTGTCAGCACTCGTACCATCTCTGATACTGCTCGTTTATGTACTTCTCCCAGCGCCAATCCTCTCCCGTGCGGCTGGCTTCATCAACCCTTCGCACGGGCTTCCTGCACCCTCGCGGCACTTCGTCCGTTTGGCTGCATCCGCAGTCGCAGCGCTCCCCGCTATCCAGATATGCCCCGCACAGGCAGCAGCGTCTTGCCATTTTGCTCACCCCTTCTGCACCGCGAAAACCGGGTCGCGCGGAATAATCTTGATACCGGGTACGACTTCGCCCGTAATTTCATCAATCGCCTGCCCGTTGTTCTCTTCAATCAGCCCTTTCAGCGCTGTCCATTTGAGTTTCGGAACGTTCTCCACGCAGGACGGCGCATTCTTGGCACACCACGCGATAATCTGCGCATCGTCGCGCTCGTACTCCGGCGCTTGCGCCTTGCGAACCAGAACGCCGCTCGGCAGCTTGTACTTCTCGCTGGTCTTCGTCGCCTTGTGCGGAACGGTGTCGAAGTAGCTTTCCAGCAGGGCGGTAAAGTAGTCAATGCTCTGCTGGTTGGACTGAGCCACGCGCTCACTCTGTGCCTTGTAGTAGTCCTTCCATTTCTGCGTGTCGGCTTCCAGCTCAGCGATGCGGCGAACCGCCCAGTCTGCCTTCTGGTCGTTGTCGATGACAAAACCAGCGCGTTCCTCCTGCTCGTTTTCCTCGATTTCGTTGATGAACTGCTCCATATATGTTGTTGACTTCCTTTCTTTCCCGTGTTATAATGGCAGTGGCTTAACCGCCACTTACCCTTTCTGTCTGCTCGTGTTCGCGCTTTGTACCCGCGGCACGGGCGCTTTTTTTATGCCCGTCTCCGGGCAATTGTGCCATCAGGGTTCATCAGTCCGCGCGCCACAAGGTCGTTGCGCTTCTTGCGCTGGCGGATGACCTCGTTCTCCTGCTCCTGCGTCGGGTAACGCTTGCGCCGCTCCATCTCCTGCTCAAAGTCGCTGACAGTGACGCGGATGGTTTCGTGCGCCTTTCCGCCGATGCAGATGTGCGGCATTTCGCGCATGAATTTCCGGGCGCTCTCCTTGCTGATGCAGAGAATTTCGGCGACGCGCTCGGTGTTGAGGTACTGCGTCATTTCGCGCCACTCCTTTTCTCGATTCGCGCAAGCGTGTCAGAGAGGCAAGCAACCGCCTTTTTGATTAACTCGACATACTTGTCGCGGTTCATCAGGTTGTCGATTTTCCCGTCGTCGCTCACGTCGCGCTCAATGGCTTCCTGCAATCGCAGAATGTCCTCGATTGCGTACCGATTTCGCAGGACGCTCCCCATCGTCGTCGTGTCGCTAATCGGGCTGTAATGCCGCCGATAACTGTCACTGTGTGACAGCATCCAGCGATGCCACAGCATAGGGCATTTGTACAGCTCTTCAAGCTGGTCGATGACTTCCGGCGACGGCTCTGCTTCGTCTCCCTCCCAGCGGCGGATGCACGATTCCGACGTGTGAATTTCCTGCGCCACCTGCCACAAGCGCAGCCCTGCTTGCTCTCTGGCGGTTCGCAGCTCATAACCGCGAAATTCCGGCATTTACTTAGCCCCCCTATCTGCTACAATATTAGTAGGCGCAAGGGCGAAAGCCGTCGCGATTACCTCCGCGATGAAATTGCCCTGTGCGTCAATTTCCCCCGCCTGATACCGCCCCGTCTCGGACAGTGCGCGGCTATACGCCCGCTCGAACGTCAGCTTGGTGATGTCGTCCGGCGTGTTAATGCCTGCCATGTTGCAGACGGCGTCGTAGACAATCCGCATTGCTGCACTGTCTCCCAGATGGTTGCGAATCTGCTTGACTATTACCGCGTCGATGGGACACCAGCGCAAGCCCTCGCCTTCCTCCGGCTGCATCGTTACCCCGGTTGCTCGTTGGAAGTCAGTCATTTTGATTAGCCTCCCTCAGTTGCTTTGTTTTGGCAAGCAGCTTATCCATCGCGCTCTCATACGCTCTGTAAACGGCTTTCGCGTTGTGATAGCGGTCTTTCCATTCGTCCCCGACGCTGCACCGCTGGAACATTTCCTTGTGCTTTTCTTTCCGCCCAACTCGCGTACTATACACGATTTCGTTCCAGACGCGGCTTGCAAAACTTTTGCTGTCGCATACCATGTCGAGGTTGCGGATTATTTCGGTTGCATTGCGAAGCAACACATCGTTGACCATGTTCGCTTCCCAGATTGTCGCCCGCGCCTCTGCGTTTGGCACGACCTTTTCGGGAATTACAAGCATTACCCTTCCCCCCCTTTAGCAGCGACCGCTGCCATCTTGTCCATCTCGTACTCAACCGCCAACAGCAGGGCTTCCATCACGGCTTCATACGCGCTGTATGCCTCGCTAATGTCGTCCCAGTTACCTAACTTCGCGAACTCGTCGCGCGTCATGGCTTTCAGCTTCCGCGCACTCTGACGGATGGCGAAAATCGTCTTGCCCGCGTCACCGCGAGATACGCAATTGCCCAGGCACTGGCTCTGAATGTCCTTGCCGTACTCGTCCAGCAGACGGTTCACGATTGGCACCTTGATAACTTCATTGCTCATTGTGATACCCCTTTCTATCTTTGCGCTTTTTGCGCTGTTAGTCGATGAGTTCCCACCAATTCACGCCCAAAGTCGGCGCAATGCTTTTTGCAACTTTCGGCGTAACGTTGCGTTCACCATTCGCAATCCGCGAAAGCATTGATTCTGAAATGCCCGTGATTCGCGCAATGTCCGCCATCTTCAACCCCCTGCTTTCCGCAAGGTTTCTAATGTTTACCAACGTTTCTCCTTTCCTTAACTTGCCCAGCGGTCAAGTTTTTCGCTAAAAAAATTTGATTTTTCTTCTTCTTTGGGGATAGACGTTTGATTTTGTCAATCCCCTTGTGTTATGCTTTGTGTGTAGGATTCTGTCATCTCTGCGACTTGCGTCCCTCGCGCTCTACGCTGATGTAGGTTGCTACCTCGTTAATCAGCCATAGCGCGGCGATGAGTGCGATGCTCAAGCCCAAAAGGACGAATCCTGCCGGGTCTGCGTGTGGCATCTCCGTGTCATTCCTCTCGTAATAGTTCTCGGTGGGAAGTGTGAAATACGTCCTCCAGCGCTACCAACACTTTGTAGGACGGGTCACGCTTCCCAGTCTCAATCATGCACAGCATTGGTACATTCACACCGACACGCTGCGCAACGCTCTCACGCGACCAACCGTTTGCTTCGCGCATCCGTTTCAGTTGCCTGTACATTGCTCTCCCTTCTTGCTTAAGGTAATTTCTTGACTTACCTCTGATAACATTATACATTCACTTTGCGTGAATGTCAAGGGGAAAACCATGTTTTCACGCGAAATTTTTGCTTCTCGACTGACTAATCTGTGTAAAGAAGCTGGCATTACAAACGCGGCGTTTGCTGATTCCTGCGGCATCACTCCCGGTGCGTTGTCGATGCTCCAAAAGGCAAATCGTTCGCCAAGTGTCGAACTCCTTTGCAAGATGGCGGACTTGCTCGGCGTGACGGTTGACTACCTTTCCGGCAGTGACGGTGCGCCGTCTCCCAAAGAAACAGACACGCTCTACTTGGAGATTTCCGCGCTTGCTCCGTCCGACCGGGAAGAAGTCATGCGGTACGCTCGATACGTTCGGGCGAACCCGCGCAAGTGAGGTGATGCACCGTGCCGTTCCCGGAAATTCTGCTTGCGCTTCGGCTCTCGAACGGGCTGACCCAGCAGCAGCTTGCAGAACGCGCCAATGTCGCAGAGATAACAATCCAGAACTACGAGTTCGGAAGAAGCAACCCCGTTCCGACGCGGCTTCTCGCAATCGCGGATGTCCTCGGCGTTTCTCTTGATACACTCGTTGGACGTGATGAGAACGCGTTCTCGCCGCCCGACTTCGACCCGCTGATAGAACAGGTGAAGTCTCTTTCCGCGCTCCAGCGTGCGGATGTGATGAAGTACATCGAGTTCATCAAATCGCGCTCCTGATGCGCGTTTGCGCTGGGCAACACTCTACAAGGACAAAAACGGCGTTCTGAGCGCTTCCAGCCCATCAGGTGAGGAAATACCAGTCCGGACTTGCAAGCGCTCCTGCGGGCGTTTTTGTGCGAATTAGACGTTGCTTTCGCGCAAAGCCCTTTTCGCTTCCGCCCGTGTCGCCCAGATGACCGTTACGCCGGAACGCTGGACGTGCGTCCTGATAGGCATATACCCGGCATCGGCTAATATGTGCATATCCCGCGCAGTTGTCCGCCGCGTCGTGATGGTGGACTTCACCCGGCTCTCAATGTCGGGCAGGTTGACGTGGTACATTAGTTTCACGGTTTCACCTCCATGCTCTTATCGTATGCGCGAAAGGTGGTGAGTATGCCTTGCTTGAATCGGAATATCGTCTCTGCCGTGACTTTCAGCGCGGCAAACAGCTTTCGGCGGAACAGCTTGCGCGGTTGCGTTCATCTGGCTTCTTGGAGCAACCGCTATGCCCCGCAGACATTGAAGCACGTCCACCGGACTATGTACCGCAGTTAAACCGTCACGCTCTGGAAGAGATGGAACGGTATCGGTCAGGTCGCTTTCACTTGTTGCTCGAAACGTTTGATTCGCTTCTGCATTTCTTTGATTCGAGGTTCTAACTGCCGTTTTCTCTGATACACGTTCACACCTCCAAGGTTACGAAAGGGGTATCACGATGAAGAAGTTTGTTTCCGTCCTGCTTGTCCTCTGCTGCCTGATGGCTTCCTGCGTTTCCGCGTTTGCGACCGAGAAACGCGACCTCACCGACGGCGAAATGCTTGCCTTGCACTTTATCAATGAGTTCTTCTCAAGCAAACCAGAAGATGGCATTTCCTACGACGTTTCGCTCGACACGGAAACGAACTGCTTTGTTATCAAGGGCGAATATATGCTTCTGGAATCGCTCTACAAGAGTTATTCGCCAGAATATCAGGAGCTTCTTGCTCACATTTTCGAGCTGTTTTCGTCCGTCGATTCGCTTATGCGCACCTCTGTCGGCAGTGACAGCTACTACTTGCGCTTAACGTACTTCCACAGTGCTATCGCGTCCTCCGGCGCGTATTGTGCGTTTTCTTCCAAGGGCGGAACGCCGCATCAGGTCAACGGTCGATTCGCGTCAAATGCGCAAACTTCGTACAGGGTCGCAGATGACCGATACTCCGAAGAGGACTTGCAATATATCGTTGATAAGTTCAGCGGCGATAACGTCAATCTGCTTTCGATTTCCATTTCATCCATCGAACCCTACGACAAGCCGAGCATCAGCATTAGCGTGTCCGGCGAATATTGCAAGAAGATGCTGGACAACTATAAGCCGAATGTTTCTTGTCCGTCCGCACCAGACCGCTATGTTATCGACTGCCGCGAAATTGCCAATACGACAGGTGCATCCTGCGTTATTCTCTGGCTTTATGGCGATTCTGACGTTTACGCTTGCGTCCAATTTTCGCATTCTTCAAGGTACGCGCATTATTACGTCAAGGATTACCGCTACCTGAGAATAGAACCCTGATGTCCTTCACCCCCAGCGCGTCGGCGATACGAATCGCTACCAGAACGCTGGGGGTATTTTTACCAGAAGCGTACTTGCAAAGCGTATCTTGTCTAATGCCGGTTCGCTGCGAAAGCTCCTTTTGTGTCCATCCGCGCGCATTAAGCGCATCGACCAGCTTGCTCATTTCTTGCCCCCCTCTGCGCTGGTAACTATATTATATGTCAATTTGGCATATATGTCAATAGGGCATATCGCCTTTTGAGGTGATTTTTTTGAGACTGAAAGCCTTACGGCTGGAACGGCACTTGCAGCAAAGCGACGTTGCAAGAATCATCAGCTGCGGACAGCCGCTTTACAGCCGCTATGAGCGCGGAGAACGAGAGATTCCTCTGTCCGCGCTGATAGCCCTTTCCGACTTCTACGGCGTGTCGCTCGACTATCTTGTCGGGCGTTCCGACGACCCCACGTTCACGCCGTCCGCCGGAACTATCCCTTGCTCCGCCAGCAAGGACTGAATCACCTTTCGCGCTGTCAGCGTCCACATGGCAAACAGCCGCACCGTTCCTTTCTCCGTTTTGACGGGCTTGTAAGTCACCATGTCGGCAAAGTTTCCGGCGCCACCCAAGTACCATCAGAGCGCTGTATCTGGATGCCAGCGCGGAACAGCGCCTGATTAAACTCGCGTGTTGACATGCCGTACTGCATCGCCAGCTTTGCCGTGCTGATGGGCTGCGTGTCCGTGATGTTAACTGTCGGCACGTCCACCTTCTCGCTGTAAACTTCCGGGAACGCCTCCCGGACTGTGCATCCGAGGGCTTTCGCAATGCGCTTCATCGCGTCAACCGTTGGGCTTCCCTGTCCGTTGGCGTAGCGGTAAATAGTCGGCTTCGAGATGCCCGACTTCTCGGACAGCGCGGCGACGCTGATTCCCTGCACCCCGGCGACGTGGAGAAAGTGCCGCAGCTTCTCAGCCATCGACCTCACCCCCGAAAAGGGCTTCGACCGTCGTACCAAGCGCACGGGCAAGACGAAGAGCGTTATGCAGTGACGGGGTATTTACACCCCTCTCATACAGAGACACAAGCCCCTGCTCACATCCGATTTCGCACGCAAGCTGCATCTGCGTAAAGCCCTTCTTTGCGCGGAACTCCCGCACTCGGTTCTGCATCTGCATCCCTCCAATCAGTGCTTATTATCAATGCTAATAATAGCACACTCGATTTTATATGTCAAGGTAATATGCAAAAAAAATTTTTGAGGTGTTTTTATGCTTGGAGATAGGCTCAAGGAAGCGAGAAAGGCAAAAAAAAAGACGCAAGCCGAAATGGCAAGCATCGTTGGAGTGTCGCAAGCGACGTATTCTTGCTATGAGCGTGGAACCATCACGCCGGAGATTACCAGCGTCGTGAAGTTCGCCGAAGCGCTCGGTGTAACCACCGACTACCTGTGCGGACTGTCCGACAACCCGCAAGGGACGTCTGACCGCCCTATCCTCGACGCAACCTGCGAGGCGATTATCGCCAAGCTGATGGGTGCGCCGGATGACGTTGTGCGCGAGGCGATGGACTACGTTGAGTACCTCACCGCGAAGGCGGAACGTCGGATGCGGCAGGAGCGCAAGGAACGTGATAGCTTAAAGCGCATGGCGGACAAGGGGGATGCTGAAAAGGGAGAACCGTGATGCCCACGGCGCGAATGTCGGGAACATGAAACCAGCAAGAAGAACCGCGCGTCCCCGAACGCCTGAGAGCGGCAAGCGCGTGAGGACAATCAGGAGAATCAGCAGAGGAGCAGAGCGGAGAAGCAAGATGCCATGATTATATGCCAGATTGCCCCGCTTGTCAAGTCCCCCTGCTGATTTTTTTGTTGGGCAAAAATGGCAAGACGTTTTGTTGACCCCAACAAAACGGGCAGCGAGAACCATTTGCGTGATGCCGCGAAAATGGTCTGCCCCGCGGCTATCAATTTCGCAAAGCCGCGAAGATGACCATGCTGCGGATGCCCGCAGAAAGGTGCTGGATAAAAAAAGACCACCGCCGCTGCCACCACCACAAAACCACCGCCCGTCCCTCTCCCCTCCCGCTTCTTCCCCCCTTTTCTCTCTTCCCCCCATACCCCTTATTATCCCCCTACCCCACTCTGTCGAGTATGTGTTCTTGTGGTGGTAGTAGTGGTCTTTTATTATATATTATTTATATATACATACTTGTGTTATATAGCTGCTTATATTATTATATATCCATACTTGTACTATATAGCAACTTATATTATACTGTATGATAATATATATTATATTACACACAAGTATGTATTATAATATAACTATGTCGCGCGTGCGAGGAAACAACCGAACATTTTGCCGACGCCGGCAAATCATCGCCCGAATACTATGTCGCGCGCGAAGGAATAACGTTCGTTTGTAAAAAAAGACCGCCACTGCCACAGCGCGTCAGCGTTTTTTCTTTTCTTGTTTTCTTTTTACATTTACATTAATTTGATTTATATTTGCAAAGCAAAGGCAAAGCAAAAAAAGCAAACGAAAGCAAAGCAAAAGCAAAAGAAAGCAAAATTAAGCAGTGCTTTTATTTGCTTTGCTTTGGTCTCCGTTCTCTGTACTCGTTGAAATTACTGCGTTTTAGGCGTTTTGCCTGAAACGAAGCGCCCCATTTTCTGACCTTCTCTGACTTTTAAGCAGAAAAATCGGGAAAAGCTGAGCGCTTCTCACACGCTAAATGTTACAATTTTGTTACGCTTAAAATGTTACAGGATTGTTACACAAAACCCGGATAAGCAAATTATAGCGCAGCTTTTCTTTGCTTAGCTTTGCTTAATTTTGCTTTCGTTTGCTTTTGTTTGCTTTCGTTTGCTTTTGCTTTGCTTTATTTTGCTTTCGTTTGCTTCTACTTTGCTTTCGGAGTTGATGCTCTCCGCAGTCCATATTGTTTATACATTCATAATGTTTTCTTTGCGAAAATTTTCCTTTCCATCCACGCGAAAAATTCCGCTTGCAAGTCCTTCGGCAGTTCCTTCACCTTCTCGACGAGCATTTTAACAACAAACTTTTTATCAAAAACAGGCATATTTTCCTCTCCAGCCGCGTATTTTTTATCGTCCACCGCAATACCATATGCTGACGCGCTGCGGGATATGACCAAAAATTTTCCGTGCGTTTGCAAAATGTTTTCAATTTGTTCACAATTTACGATGGCACTTTGCTGCGTTTTGCGGCACAATAAGAGAAAAGGAGTGATACACTTGCCACGCCAGACACTAAAAAAGCGCCCAGACGGGCGTTACGTTTGCAAATATAAGGGATTTTCGTTCTACGGGCGAACGCAGTCCGAAGCCCTTGCAGCCCGTGAAGAGTACAAGAAACAGGAAAAATACGGCAGGAAACCACGGGAGAAGTACACGTTCGCGGAGTACGCGGCGGAGTGGCTGCCGACGTACAAGAGCGAGGTGACCATAAATGTATACGATGCATATGTCTCACGCCTTAACCAGATAGCCTCAATCCTCCCAAAGACGGAGATGAGGCTAATTACGCCGTCGGATATAAAGCGGCTATACAACGCATTCTCCGACCGTGGGGATGCGACGCGAAAGAAAGTATCCTATACGACAAAAGCAGTTTTTCGAGCTGCGTTAGGAGATGGAATTGTAGCAAAGAACCCATGTGATAGCATCACACCAGCGAAAGGGGAAGTTGGGACGCACCGCAACCTTGAGGATTGGGAAATCAGGCTCATCGAAGATACATACCAAGAAACGCCAATGGGTTTGTTTACAATGGTGATGCTATATGCAGGGTTGCGACGTGGTGAGGCTCTTGCTCTCAACATTGATAGGGATGTTGACTTTGCCGCTGGAATAATCCATGTCCGGCATTCGTTACGATTTGAGCATTCCGATTGCTTAATAGTCCAGCCAAAAACAAAGGCTGGTATACGTGACGTTCCGCTATTTCCGCCATTGAGAGAAGCGTTAACAGGCAGGCATGGCAATATGCTTGCTTTTCAGGATGTCCCCAAAATATCCAAAGGCATTTTGAATGCGAGATGGAAACAATACTTACGTTTTTTGTCATTGGTTGCACAAAAAAAAGTCTCAATTAGGCAGCACGATTGCCGCCACACCTTTGCCACAATGCTATATGATGCAGATGTTGACGCAAAAACAGCCGTCAAGTGGATGGGGCACGCAAGCGAGGCGATGATAATGCAAATCTATGCACACCTTACGGAGAAGAAGGAAGAAAGTTCCATTAAAAGGGTAGAAACCGCGCTTGCTAAGCGCACAAGTAGTCAAAACGGTAGTCAGCACATCGAGCAAGCGACTTGAAACCTTGCATTTTCAAGGTGTTCACGATTTTGTGGATTTCCCGCTGGAGGAAGTTGCCGTTGTCGAGGGTGGGCGCATGGAGAATCAAGCGC